CTGCCGTAATCTTTATGCCACAAGGATTTCCATCTGCATTGTTTCCCCATACAGAACATACTACTGCATTCTCGTCATCTACGTCATAGGTCTCAAACTCTATTTCGAAGGTGGCTCCGTAGTTATGAGGCGCGTTGCTGAGCGGAGCGAACGGAATGACAACCTGTGCTCCTCCACTTACTGCCAGCGATTCATAGTTGCTCCATCCTTGCTTTTCTGACCATGCAAAGTCAGTAGGGAACTGAGCCTTTATGTTTTCCCACTGCCATACGTTTCGCTCGTCTTTTGGCTCGTTATTAGCTCGTCCTACTCCTTGTAATTTGATCTTCAATCCGTTGGTTGCCTCAGAGATATTGCTCGAGTTTACGCTTACTACGAGCGAATATACGCTCGATACTCCACCAACCTCTGCACGCAGCTCCTGCGTTCCTGACTGTGTTGGAACAAAGCTCAAGATGTATGGTGTAGCATTGCTCTCAGCGTCTGTAACCTGCGCTTCTGTGCTTCTGATGTTCTCTCCTCCAAGCATCCACTTTACAGTTCCACTCTTGCCGGTTGAGTTGTAGTATCCCCACGTGATGTTTGACTGCACATACTGCTCTGCCGCTAATACAAGGTTTGTTTTGGTTGCGTCTATGAGCAGACCACTTGGTAAATCCAGCGAAAGCATGATAAAGATTCCACTCTGTCCGGTCACTACAAATTCTCTGTATAGTGTCTTTGAGAAGAACTGCCCGTCTCCAGCTTCCACATACGCACGTATCTGCATGTGGTGCATTCCGGACGATGGAGCCGTGATTACAACAGAAGAATCCGTCTGTGAGTCTATGGTTGTCATCTGTTCAGCAAGAGTTCCGTCTATGTAAAACTGAACATATTTGACTCCTACGCTTGAACAAGAAAGAGAGAATGGAACTATTATTCCTGTGTTTGGTGACTGAGGAACGGCTACGTTGAAAGAGGTTGATATATCCATCTTTACAACATAGTAGTGTACTGTCCTGATTGTGCTTGCTCCGGTAGATCGTCCTTTGACAGTTATTGTCACTACGTTTGTTCCGATAGAAATATAGTCATCTATGTTCATCGAAACAGATGTTCCGGAATTGTATATCTTCTTTGTTTGCGAGACCGATCCTGCGTTGTTGAACAGATAAGTTACCTCTACAGACTCTGAAATTGTATTGGCATGAGCATCTACTGTCGCGAATGTGAACTGAATATTGTTTCCAGTATCTCCATAACGCAGATACACCTGCTCGTTCGACGAGAACGCAACTGTCATGTTGTAAGGGTCTTCAATCTTGAAATTCCCCAACTGATATGACTCAATCTCAGGTGTCATCTCATCGTTGTCTCTGGCATTCAGCCAGGCTACACGGCGAGCCTCGTCAGGGAACACGCGAAGCCTCGTCTCGTTGCCAACTGTGTCGGCATATAAGTCGATGGGCTTGTTGTCTATGCGGTTCAGCAGAGAAAGAAACTCCGCGTTGCTATATGGTATGTCTAATGGTTCAACCTTTGCCATATTACTTTTGGTCTTTTGTTCTTATAAAACTTCCGCTACTGGTCCGTATCGCAGAGCCGCTGCTGGTGAAGATATATCCAACGATTTTCTCCCAAATCTCATACGCCTTGCCTCCGACCACGCGAATCACTCTCGTACATTCCCTTCTAACTCCTTCGCTTACGAAATATACGCGAAGAGCGTCACCATAGAATTTCGGACTCCTTATCATACAATGTCGCTTTGATTCTCAGGTGTGGCGGTAATATATCCCTGCGCCTTGAGGTATTGTATTCCTCTGATAATTTCATCCCATGTTACACACAGATTGGCGTCCTTGATATCCTTTGAGTCATCTGCCTGTGTCGGGTAGTCTGTCTTTTCTCCAGTAAGAACCGGCGTACCTCGCTTTACTGCATACACCTTTGCGCTTCGTTTGAATCTGTAGTCTCTTGCGTATGCTGAGAACATCTTTGGATTAAATGTTCCGATTTCAATTCCCTTGCCGCCTTCTCCCGTGTGATGTCCTGCTACATCGTCAAACTCTACATCTACTGTTTGGTCTGTCTCTACCTTCAGCTTGTTTGTCTTTCCGGCAGAGTCTCGTCCTGCGATCTGCAACGCAATGCCTCCTCCAGTTCCATCTCCGGTTGAACGTGCGCGAATGTCAATAGATGCTGCGTGAAGATTTAGCTTGGCATATACATCCGTATCTCCAGTTTCCTTCTTGAACATCATCTTGAAGGTGTCTTTTGCCCATCCTCGTGCCGTGTCTGCTGCTCCGGTGATGAACTTCAGTCCCGCAAGCTCCCACTTTACACCTTCTACCTTTGTCTTTTTGTCGCAAATGGTTGCCATTTCAAACTCGTCCTTATCTCCGTCATCGGCATAGTGATTGGTGTCAAATTGAATCTTACCCATAGGCTTGAAGGCAATGTTGTCTCCAGCCTCTACGTTTATCTTGTGACCTTCTTCTGTGACGAGCTGAAAGTTCTTGAATGTGCCATCATCGTTGTATGACGCTTGCAGACATGTAAGAGTATCTGCGCCTATTACTGTACCATCATCAAGTACAAATCCTTTTAATGCCTTTGCCATAATTATAGTTTTATATATCCTGTACTCTCGTTATATGTAGCTCCAGCGAGTTTCAGTAATCCACTTGTGTCGCTATATGTCGAACCTCCTACATGCAGAATGTTTACCTCTTCGTTGTACTCTACGACTCCAGCAGAACTACTTTCCATATCATATGTAAGATAGATGCCATCCTCCATAGTAGCTCCGATTCCCTCAAGTATGTCATACGCGGAATCGGTCATCATGAATACCGGCTGCTCAAGAACCTCATATTTCTGCTTTGTAAACTCGTTTACTACGTTCCTTAGCTCTGCTTCCTTGCTACGAATCTGAGTCATCGCATCAATGATACGATTGTACTCAGCCCCGCTGAACTGACTCGTAGGGTCTGTTATCGCCTTCTTGTTCACCTTTGGAAACCTTGCAGAATCCTTCAGGTACTCTATGTGTTCATCTATCGTTGCCATAATCAAAAATCCATTCCAAAGTCATAAGCAAAAACACCACTACCTGTTTCTTCGTGTCTAGAAAGAGCGTGCATGATAATATTCAAATCGTACTGATTTGTCACGCTTTCGCTGGTCTTGAAAGATGAAATCTTCAGCTCTCCATCAACGACCTCTGTATGTAGCTTTATATATGACGCCATTTCTTTTTGCTGCAAATATATGTGTTTTTACTTATGACCTTTTCTTTTTTTAGGACAAATTTAATATTCAATTCAGCATTTTTACTAATATTGAAATATTAGTAATTATTTTTTAGTTAAACTCCGAACTTACTACCGTTGGTGTTGTAGTAGAGTTGATAGACGTTCCAGTTCTTACCCAGGAACCGCCAGTAAGCTCTGCTGTCCCAGACATAGTTGCTTCGCTTCCGTCACCTTTCTTGTACTTTACCGAGTAGCTTACCGATTTACTGCCCGTTCCATTGTACTTCAACTCCATTGCGTAGTAGTTGGCGTAAACACCTACAAACTGTACTGATACGTCAATGCTGGTGCTTGTTCCTCCACCGCTTGAATCAGTAGGCCATATCTTGGTAGGAGTTGAACCGCCCACCCAAACCGAAAGTTCAACAAGAGAATCTCCGTTCTTCATGTAAACTCCTCCAAAGTTGTGTAACGAATATCCCATATTTTTACGACTTTAGAATGTAGATTGTATCAGAATCAGTCATGGCAGATGTGCTGGTAACGACTTTGATTGTTGTTCCGTTAATAGTTAACTCTGTTGGTGTCAAAGAAGAAATTGGGCCGCTACCATAATATCCTTCAACACTCACAGTACCAGGCGTTATTGTTGTTATTGCACCCCCACCTCTATTGTTTGTTTCTACTGTTATTTTCCCTTTTTCTAATTTTGTGCTTGTCTCTCCAGTAACAACATATCCGTTACTAATGTTGTTAAAACCAGCATACAGCACTCCATCTTTAATATAAAAACTGCTATTTGAAACATCATTCAACGAATTGAACGTAACCTTTCCAGTTAACGTAATGTCATCAGCAACAAGGTCAACGAATGTTTTGTTCTGCGAGTTTGTGTATTGCATTATCGCAGAAGCAGCACCTCCATTAGCTACCCACGCTTTAGCGTAAGCCCGTCCACCACTCTCTCCGTTCTCGTAGGCTTCTTCTGCTGCTGCAAGAGCATCACTTTTTGCTTTCTCTGCAGCTGCCTTGTCACTGGCAACTGTACCTGCTGCAGATATAACTGCAGAATGTTTAGATGTAACGTCTGTCTGAATGGTTGCTACATTTGTCTTTATGGTTTCTGCTGCTTTCTTTGAGTTCTCTGCATTTGTGGCTGCGGTCTCTGCTGCTGTCTTCGCGGTCTCTGCGGCTGTCTTAGCCTTCTCTGCGTCACTCGCCTTAGTAGATGCCGTTGTTGAATATGAAGAAGAAAGACTTGCAGATGCGCTTGCGTTGTCTGCATAGGTCTTCAACTCAGCCCTTGAGTCTGTAACTGCTTTCTCTATAGCCGCCTTTCCGTCACTTGCTGCTTTTTCCGTTTGAGATTTATATGACGCAGCCAGCGTTGCCGAAGCTCCTGCATCCGTCACCTTCTGGTTAAGCGTTGCCGATACATCTGTTATCTTCTGCTGTATCTCCGTCTTGCCGTTGTTGGTGAGCGTTGTAATTTCCTCCTTACGAGTATTCGCAGTTGCTGTCACAGATGCAGCACCTTGTTGTGCGCTGGTATTTATCGCGGCTACAGATGTACTCTTAAGCTCGTTAATGCGAGTAATGCCATCTTCTACCGCCTCTTCGATAGTATTGAACTCTCCAGTGACCTTTTGCTCAACTTCTGCAACATCATTATCAATTTTATTTGTCAGTTCAGCCTTTAGAGATGCAAGTCCGTCTTTAGTCTTACCTTCAACCCATTGCTTAATCTCGTTGTTATTTTGATTGAATCCGGATTTGGTGAGGAAGATGGCGTTACTCCAATCGTTAATACTGAATGTCTGACCTTCTATCTTGCTAACTCTGCACTTCAAGAGGTCTCCATCGTAGTTATGCGTTGAATCCTCGAAATACGCATTCGTCCATAGGTCACCCACCTCATAAGGAGGTACTGGCTGGTCTGTAAACACACGCTTCTTTTCCTTTACTTTCTCCAGTGCTCTCACTGTGTCCTGGTCGGTGATTTCCTTCCATTCACCACCGATATATCGGTAGGCTGTACCAGCAGCTCTGTAATACAATATATCCCCCTCATGCGCTGCTTTTTCTGAGTCTGACCAATCAATAGCCGGAGAATTAGAATTTGTAGGCACATGGTCTTCAAACCAAATCGTATACTGAGTACCATCTGTATCTTTTATATTGCTTACAAAATCCTTAATATCAATCATACCTCCGGATGCAGATGAACCTTCATCGGAACGTAGCTTGATTTTATTCGCCTGCACCTCCAAGCCATCACCATTGGTGAATTTAATAAAGTTCTGCTGCGACTTATCACCTACATAGCAATCACCATACACAGTCAGCTTCATCGTTCCGCTCTCGCTGTCATACTTCTGAAGTATTGCTTCGTGGTCGTTCAAATTATATGTACTTATGCCATGATACGTAAGTATTGCCGGAGCATCGCTTGAGTCTGCCTTGATAAAGATGGCATTCTGTCGCAGTGCGTTGCTTTCGTGACCGAGCTGGACTATTACGTCACCTGCCTGTGGATCGTTGCTTGTGCGCGAAGTATCGCAGTCTGTGGCTGAGAGGTCGATGTAGTCAGCACCTACACCTGTAACCTTACGCCAATAGTACGAGTTCTCCTGGAGGTTCAGCGTCTCCTTGGTTGCCATATCCCCAACAACAAAGTCGTTGTTTATCTTTATCCCGTCCTGCTCGTTCTTGAACCAGCAGCGGAAGGTGCCTGAAGGTATGGCAGCGAGCTTTGTACGCTCTGCGTTTAGTTCCTGCTTCCTTGTAGTCTCGTAGGTAGTAGCCGACCCGATCTTTGGCAGCTCTTCGTCAATGATTGCGATGCGTGCCTGTGCCTCTGCGTATGAGTATGCTTCTATAATCTCTGCAGATCCGCAAGTCACAGCCAGTGATCCTCCGATGTATGTACGTCGCTTGATGTTGAGTTGGCTGTACTGGATTGCGTTTCGCACATATAGGTTATCTACCTCGAGTCGGCTCTCTGTCTTCTGACCTTCCTCCACGTCGAATTCCGGACCCAGGTAGAATCCTGTCTCGAGACGCTTGTAGTCACCGCTTTCGAACGACTTGAGCGTGATCACCTTCCCCACGCTGCGGATGATACCCATAGAAGCCAGGCCCTTGGCAAATGCGATGAATCCCTTCGCTGAATCGTCGTTGTTCTTCGACAGGTAGTTCTCATCAGCTCTCTTTGCAGAGTAAACGTTGTCGTTTGTCGGTATCGTCATGTCGTTGTGGCGTATGACGTAGATGCTGGTTCCACCAGAGTAGTCCGTTCCGTCCTTTGTGCTTCCTTCCACCTGTGTCTTCAGCTCTCCGAAGCGAGAGTAGTCTGAACTGTTGCCGATGGTATACTTCGGATGGTCGTATGGTATGTCGAGAGGTATCTCCATGCCCACGATACGAGTATGGTCATAGTCCAGTAGCGATGTTGTCACTGCCGAACCTATCTCGTATGCTTCGTCGAGATCCACGCGCATGGTGCAGTCCCGGTTCTCTCCTGTCTTCTCGATGGTCTCGATATAATCCTGAGCTTCCTCGAGTAGCGTTGCTTCTGCAGCTTCCATGATGTCTCCTACGCCAGACGATACATCGAAGTTAAGCAGCGCGTATGTTCCCTGTGGGTACAGCGTTGCGTCCGGCAGCGATCTTCCATACTTGTCGTTGCGGATGATCTCGAGCACTCCGTCGTCGTATTCCTCCTTGGTGAGCGATACGTCGAATTCCATGCCTGCCAGCGGTCCTGTCTCGAAATGCACGGCCAGCGTCTTACCGCTGAGTATGTCGTCAACGGTAAGGAAGGATGGTGCCTTCATTCTGTATGCTCTCCATGACCGCTTCTCCTTGGTTCCGTCTGCAAGTTCCACTTCATCAAAGTATTCTTTGGTGTCGAGCAGCTCTACGGTGTGGATCGACTTCGGGTAGATGTCCTCAAACACGATCATGCCTTCACGGATCATTCCTCCATCCGTGTTGTCTATAGGTTCGTCGAGCATGAGTCTGTTCTGTACGACTGCGCTGGTGATTACGTTGTCTCCGAGCTGCTCGCTCTCGAAGCATGATGATGGCAGCGTTCCGAGCTTCAGTCCGTCGTTGACTACTGCATATACCTTTGGCGCGAATGTCGGAGATATGTTGATATATCCCATTTCGTCATCATCGTCTGTCTGCAGCTCGATGAGCATGCGCAGATATACTTCTCCTGTCTCGGTCTTGAAGTATGTCTTTGTCTTCGTGAATGTGGTATCTCCTGTGATGTCGCTTACCTTGATGCGCTGCATGGTGACGTACTCCTTGTTGTCACCGCTGTACTGTATATATGCGTACACCTTCCCGTTGAATCCTTCGCTCTTGGCGTAGTTGGCAGTGCATCCGTCGAAGTCTATCCACACGTATGCTCCTGCTGTGGTTGTTGCCTTCTTTCCGTACTCGATGAACGTGGTCTGCTCTCCTTCGTTCACCAGGCTCTGCGTTCCTTCCTCTCCAAACGTTGTGAGCGCGAGCGCTGCACCGAGCTTGTGCTTGTAGTTGTCAAATGTGAGCGTTACGCCTGTCGTATTGACTGTCTTCTTATACCAGTACGGGATGTTCTTCGTCGATCCGAAGACGTACCACAGGTTCGGGTTCACCGTTCCCTGTACTGGTTCTGATGATTCCACAAAGTCATCAAAGTCTGCGATTGTATTCGTATCATTCATGCATTTACCGAAGTAGAGTGTGCTGCCGCTTACCCACCATTCCGTATTCCATGTGTCTGCAATGGTGTTGATCGCATCAATGATCGATGTGGAGCTGAACGACAGCGCCTGTGCGCCTCCTGTTCCAACTCCATCTACGTTCACATCTGTAATGCCAACATTCGCCTCCGTGATGTTCTGCTTGATGATCTTTGCAAAGGTACCGATGTGTGCCGTGAGGCTCCACGAGGCCTCTCTTTTCGCGTATGCCGGGTTTTCTCCGTTTGCCTGGTAATTTGTATAGAACTTGATAATAAAGTTCTTCAGCGCCCAGTATTTCTTCTCGAGCGTGACGGTGTATGTCCTTGCTCCTGTCGCTTCATTAATAGAAACGCTCGGAGGTGAGAGCAGGATATATGTTCCTGCTGCTGATGCAGGTAGTCCTTCAATGGTACCGAGCGTGTACTCTGTACCGAGAGGTATCGTCACCTCGTCCACATCTGTGAAGACTACTGTGATCGATTCCTCGTTCATGAGCTCGTATGTGTACTTGCTTCCCTGCTCGAAATCGTAACCTTGAAACTTTGCCATTATGTCGTTGTTGTGTTAGTTCGTGAACAATTATCTACCAGCTTAAGCGAGAACTTGATAAGTCCGTTGGTCGATGAGATCGGTGTGCAGCTCCGGTATATGAGCGTGTACTGGTAGTTCGTATGCCTCGTCTTGAGTTCGAACTTTCCGGGCGCAAGGATCTCTCTCGCAAACTTGTCATATAGCGTATAGCTCGAAGATCTGCTGCTCGCTGAGATATGAAACACCAGGTTGATGTCTCGCATGTCGTTCTGTTCGTAGTTGCGGATGATTCGTCCTGGAACCTTCCGTATATTGCTCTCGACGTATTCTTTCTTCGGCTGCGGAGAGAGCAGCTCGAATACAGAACCATCCTCGAGATTGGCCCTGTATTCTGTCCATGCGTCTTTCCATTCCGAGGCTCCCTGTGGTTTTAAGTAGAGGTCTCCTGTCATTGGTTATAAATTTTTAGTGTTCGACGAAATGGTTCCGAGTTTCTGCGATAGCGTCTCGTTGCATTGCTTTGCGTACTTGACGATATCTTCCAGGTAGGAGTTGGTGTGTACCATCATGTTTCTGATCTCCTGTACAGCCTGGTTCTGCTCGATGCTCACCTCGCATAGTGACCGCATCTGCGTGAGGTATTCTATCATAGATGCTGCCATGCTTTCTCCTGCCACCTGAAGTGCCGTAAATCGACCATTGAGCTCTCCGGCTGTCTCCTGGCTCATGCCTGAGAATGCAGACGATCCTCCGCTCTGTGATGTCGCGCTCAGCTTGTCATATCCTGTGATCTTGGCGATGGCTTCTCGTCTGTCGAGCGCGTCTTCTACGATGTTGTTGTATGCGGCTCTCAGGTCTGCGATCTCAGTATCTGTGAGCTGACCGTCGTTCATGACCTCCCCAAACTGCTTGTACCAGGTCTTGAGCTCGTCATCTAGCAGATCCTGCATCTGTGCGTTCATGAGCGCCTCCTGAAGCATCGTAGTGAAGTTCGTAGAGAAATCCTGCGCGTCATTGCTCATATCCGACAGAAGGCTCGAGAAGCTGCTTTTGATGTTGTCAAATGTCTTGTTTGTTGTCTTCTCGTAGTTGTCCAGGCTCTCGATTCCCAAGGCATTGACAAGCGCGTCGTATGTTTCTGCTGCCTTATCTCCAAGGTCCTCGTATTCTGCCATGAGTTGCTTGAACTCATTGGATGTAGCATCGCCTCCCTTGTTGATCCATGATTCGTATTTGTTGTACCACGATTCGAGCTGCGCATTGAACTTCTCTTCATAGACTTTATCTACGAGCTTCTCCATCGTCACCTTCTGGAGGCCCTTCTTGAATGCATCGACGTCCCTGTCCATGCTTGACAGTGTGCTTGTAAATGAAGACTTGATAGATTCAAACCTTTCCTCCCATTCCTGTCTAGCTTTTTCTGCTGCCTCTTCAGCCGCTTGTCTAGCCTCTTCAGCCGCTTCCTCTGCTGCACTCTTCTGCGCACTCGTCTGGTATCCTATCGTATTCTCGACCTGCGTTCCGAAGTTCTGGATCTCGGTCATGATTCCGATGTAGTTCTGCTTGATGGCGTCGTAGTCTTCCTGGCTTCGTTCCTCCACTGGCTTGCTGAACCAGTCGTACATGTCGTTATATACCTCCTGGAGCTGTGCTTCCCAGACGTTGGCGAGCTGCGCCTTCATGATGGCGTTGAACATCATCTTCGAGAAGTCGTCTGCGAAGTCTTCAGCCGTGAGTGTCATGTCTCCTATGACGCTCGAGAACCCGTTGGTGAGCTCCGTGAAGTCAATGCCTGTGATCGCTGACTTAAGGTCGTTCATATTCGCACCGAGGTCCTTGGCGATTTTCATGCTTGCATCGTTGCTCTCCTTGTAGAGTTCCTCTATCTTTGCCAGTATCTCATCTACCGTTCTTCCTGCTTCGTCCTTACCGTTGCTCAGCGCTTCGTACAGGCTGTTGTATAATACTTCGAGCTGTGTGGAGTAGGTGTCGTCGAACATCTTCTCTGACATCGCTTCGTAGATGGTCTGCTTGAGGTCTTTAGAGAAGTCCTCTGATGTCTTCTTCATATCCATCATGGCCTTCTTGAAGTTCTCCTTCATAGAGTCGAAAGAGACACCGACAACCTTCTCCTTCATCGTCTTCTCCCACTCTCCGGTCACCTGCAGGATGACCTGCGCTGTCTCCTTAGCGTTCTCTCCGAGCTCGACATACCTTGCACGCAGATTGTCAACCTCTTCCTGGCTAAGCATTGCTCCGGATTCTACCATTGCAGAAAATTCCTTGTACCATTCTTCCAGGTCTCCCTTGATGCTCTCTTCTATTCTCATCTGAAGCATCGCCTCGTTGAAGTGGCTGACAAACGTATCAGCGAAGTCCTGAGACGTAGAGTCCATATCAGATATTAAGCTAAGGAAAGAGCTCTTTACGTCGTCGAATTCTACAGGATTGGTCGTGACAATAGTCTTACCTGCGAGTTCTGCGAGTTCCTTGGCGTCCTTCTGCATGCTTTCCACCAGGCTGTTGTAGTCACTCTTCAGCTTGGCTATTGTATCTTCGTTAAGATTTCCGCTGCTTACCGCTTCCTTGTACGATTTATACCAGTCCTCGATCTGCCCCTTGTAAGTATCGTTAAGCTGGTTGTTGACAAGAGCAGAATACATGAGCTCGCTGAACTTATCTGAAAAGTCCTGGGCCGTTGAATCCATATCAGAAACAAGGTCCATAAATGCGCTCTTTACGTTATCGAAAGAGTCAATATTGGCTGTGCTTCCAGTATCTCCATAACCAGTAATTTTTGCAAGTTCTTCTCTCTTCGCCTCTCCCTGAGCAATGATTCGATTATATTCCTCCCTCAGCGCGTTTATATCAGCTTCTGTAAGCCCATCTTCATCAGCCATTCGTTTTTGCCAGTCTTCCTGCCATGCTTTAAGCTGCGCATCAATTTCGTCTTTAACAAAAGATTCTGTAGCTGCTTTCATCATGTACTTGGAGAAATCTTCAGCAAATTCCTCTGCTGTCTTATCCATGTCCATAATGCTATCTACGAATGAGTCGTGCAAAGAGTCGAATGATACAGCAGTAGATGTTTCTATAAGCTGTTCATTCATTTCTCCAATAGCTTCGTCTGCCTCGATTATCTTGTTGATATATTCTTGTACTTCGTCCGGAAGACTTGCAAAAAATTCCGTGTTGCTCTTGAGTTGTTTAAGCTGGTCAAGCGATGCTGTACCGATCTCACTCAATCTTTGGTCTATTTGCATCCAATTATCATATCCAAAGACTTTCATGTAATATTTAACATCATCCCATGCTGGCGAATCGAAATTATCCCAATCATTAGAGAACCAGTTGATTTTGCTGAATAGATCCTGGTATGCATTATATCCATTAGAATGAGATGTTCCACTTGCTCCGGCTCCAAACCAGTTGTACAGATTTTGCTGCTGTCGTTTCTTGATTTCTTCGTAGTCTTCTTTAATCAGAGTTGCAGTATTCTGTGCTTCAAGAGCTCCTTGTCTCTCCATCAGTTTTTGCTGCTCCGTTATAATCTCGTCAAGCAAACTGATATAGTTATCGTTGAGCTTTTTCTGCTTTTGATATTCTCTCTCTCCTTCATAGAAATCGACGCCGAAAAGTCCACCAACAACTTCTACAAGCAGACCGCTTACGTTCTTCAAAAGTCCGACTAATCCATCTTTAGCGACCATTTCGCAAATATCAAAGATAGCAGCAATCCAACCACCAGCTTTCTTTCCGGCATCTCCGAATGCGCCTGCAATCGTAGAAGCAAGGCTACCCAAATCAGAAAGGCTTAATTCGGAAGCTGTTCCGAGGTTGGTGATTGTGTTCGCCATGTTCTGAATATAATTTACGGTATTCTCAGAAGCGGATTCTAGATCTGCTTCTGCATTATCAACTTTCTGCTGCGCTTTATTCTTTTTTTTCTTTGCTGCTTCCTTCTCGGTGTCTGTTGTCGCGTTTTCGAGTTCTATTTCTGCGGCTGCGAGCTCTCTCTGTGCTGTCGCAAGTTCCTGTAACGCATATCCAAGACCTCCAAATATTCCGCTTGAGTCTATGATATTCTGCTGGACATTATTGATCGCCTCGTCGATTACTTTTTTGTTTTCTTCTGTACCCTTAACATAGTTATCGCTGAGCTTATAATTCTCGAGTTGCGACTTGATAGTCTTGAGCTGAGACTTGGTGTACTTAGACAGATCACCGAATACGGCCTCCCAGTTAATATCCAGCTTGAATGCGTCCATATCCATGTCGTTGAGCGCATTGGCGAGCTGCTGCTGCAGATCCTTAGCAAGCCATTCGTTACCCTCTTCCTGTGCCTTTCGTATTTTCTCTGTGTATTCCTCTGTCATCGCTGCTTTTTTCTGCTCAAGCGTTCCGTATGCCTTTAGATAGTCTCGACGCGACTGCTCGTCGATTGCATGACGATCCGCTACGCCCTTCTCGAATGCTTTTGTAGCAACCTTTTCACGTTCTTCGAAGTATTTTGTGTCTTCCGGCGTGAGCTTGTTCGTGGACTCGAATTGCTTCTTGTATTCGCTCGTATCCCATGAGATCTTTCCTTCACGTATGCTCTTTGCGTTCTCAGCCTCCCATTGCTTGCGTGCAGACTCTTCGCGTGCGGCCAGAAGGTCCTCCTTCTCTCGCTTGATCTCCTGGAGTTCCTTCTTATAGTTAAGGTCTAGCTGTGCGAGTACCCTGTCAGCGCCCTCACTCATGGCGTTAATCTGCGCCTGTATGGTATTGTTCTCGAGATCCTCTGCCTCTCGCTGTGCCTGCTTGGCATATTCCTTGCGAAGATCCGAGAGCTTCTGTTGATCCTCGAGTGCCTGCTTGGCTGCGTTGTTCGAGTTCTTTGATGATTTCTTGTCGATCTCTTCTCCTGTCCATGACTTGTATTCCTGGGCGTATGCCTCCACCTGTGCCTTCGCCTTGTCGATCTGTTCCTTGGTTGCTCCCTGTGTCTTCAGCAGAACTTCGAGAGCTCTCTTTGCCTCATTCCAGTCTCCTTTGATAAGCTCTGCCATCTCCTTGTATGGGATCTGGCTCTTATCCTTGTTCTTCTTTGCCTGGTCGATCAATGGCGTCACGATCGCCTTGTTCTTCTCGATCTGTGCCTTGAGTGCTTTAGTAATTTGGTCTACGCTCTGTCCGGACAGACCCTGCTCCTTGAGAAATTCCTGGGTCTCAGCGCTTCCGTTCTTCTGCATGCCACGCTTTACTCGATTGAGGTCGTTAAGCACGCGTATCATGCGGTTGGTATCATCGATCATCTGCTGTGTGCTCTGTGCCTCCTGTTCCTGCTTAAGCACTTTATATGCCTTTGCCAGGTTCAGCACAGCGAGCTCTTCAATGCTGTACTGGTTTGTGAGTGATGCACATTTTTCCTTCAGTTCGTTGTAGGCGAGTATACGTTCTCCCTCTGTCGATGATTCGTCATGAAGTACGCCAAGCAGACGCTCCACTTCTTTGCGCTGTTCTTCGTGCGCTTCCTTGAGTTTGTTTTGGCTCTCTGTCAGCTTCTCAGAGATGTCCTGTGCGTCCATCAGCTTCTCGCTGAATGCACCCATATAGTCCATGCCCTTGTAGATGGCGAAACCTGCAGCAGCTACGGCTGCGGCCAGTATGACAAGCGGGTTGGCGTCGATAGCCGCGTTGAGAGAGAGCATGATATTACGCAGCTGTATGCCTGCAGCCTGCATGAGACCCATAGACTTGATACTTGCGATCTGTGCCAGGTTCTGGCGCTGTGTGGCTGCTGTATTTGCGTTGGTGGCTACAGTGTTGAAGTTCTCCTGTGCGGTCTCCTTGGCCTTGGCTGCTGCTGCGAGCTCTGTTGAAGCTGCCTTTTGCTGCTGTACGGTTACCTGCAGCTTCTCAGAATAGAAGTTTGCGAGTTCACTATTTCCGAGCATCTCGTTCTCGTTCATCAGCTTCTCGTACATCTCAAACTCTTCGTCTAGTCCTAGAACGACCTTCTGCGCAGCTTCCATTCTGCTATTTGCTGTTGCGAGTGCCTGTGCTGCAGCTTCTTTGTCAATGGTCGACATGAGCAGTTTCTCCGAGGATGAAGCTCGCATAGACAGAAGCTCCTGCTCCTGTGCCGCTGTCATAGATCCGGATGCTACCTGTGCCTTCAGCTGTGATGCATATAGCTCGTCCTGTGCCTGGATCTCTGCATACATGGTCTCTACCTTTGCCGTTGTTACTGCGTCCAGGTTTGCTTTTGCTGCTGCTTCCTTGATTGTCTCTGCGGTGCTATCTACCTGTACCGTGTTCTTGGCTCTGTATGCTTCTATCTCTGCCTGCATCTCGCTGATCGATGCGGTGTTCTTAACGCCCTGGATAGCAGATACCGTGGCGATTGCTGCTTTGTAAGATCCGTAGGCTACGGTGAGATCCATGACCGCCTGTCCTACTTTCTCGTAGTTCTTGATCAGGTCGGTAGCACCTTCAACGGCTGCATTGATTACGCCTTCGCTCTTTTCTCCCAGGTTATTAAACATATCGTCAATAGCACCATTCAGCGTATTGAGCTTGCCTGCCAGTGTCTGTCCCTGCTTCTCGAGCATGCCGTAGAACTGACCGCCTTCCTGTGTCGCTGACATAAAGGCGTCGGCCACCATGGTAGCGCTGATTGATCCTGCGCTCATCTCGTCCTTCAGCTCCGAGATACTCTTTCCGGTCTTTCGGCTGATCTCCATCAGCGGATTGAATCCTGCGTTGATCATCTGCAGGAGATCTTGTCCCATAAGTTTTCCGGTGGCGCTCATCTGAGAAAAGGCCAAAGTCAGAGACTGGAACCTTCCAGCATCTCCCATTGAGATATCACCGATTGCCTTAAGCGTAGGGACCACCTTCTCTGCTTCGATGTTGAATCCGAGCATTGTCTGTGCGCCTGCTGCAAGATCCTTGAACATGAGTGGTGTCGTGACCGCGAAGTCTTTGAGTTCGTTAAACATCGCATTGGCCTTGCCCTGGTCCTTGAGCAAAACCTCAAGTGAGGTCTGATATCCCTGCATCTCTCGTCGTACATCTACGATATTCGAGATGAATTCCTTTGCTCCTGCTAGTCCGATGGACAGACCACCAAACGCTGCGGCCTGCTTGATCATTTCCTTCATGCTGTCCGTAGCGTTCTGTGTATCCTTCTCCAATCCTCGAACTTCGCCCGATACGCTCTTCACGGCATTCTGTGCCTGTTGCGCTGCTGCGGTGAAGTTTGCGTTGTCGATGCTGATCGGTATTTTTATTCCTGCCATGGTTGTTTTTTGGAATTTTTTTATCCGTTTAATAATTGTGCGAGTCTTTCTACGCTGTTTATGTCATCACCGCTGATGCGCTCGCCATCATCGTTCTTCTGTACATGGCATCCCTTCTGTTCTTCTTCAGTGAGGTAGATACTCTGTACTGCGTCTTCCATGAGCATCTGCAGGTTCTGGTAGCTTATTCCCCATACTACGTAGTTCATCGTCCACCCGTATCGCTCGCAAGCGTAGTCAATGACCGTTCCGTAGAGTGATTTACCACCAAATGTGTATGATCCCTTGCTTTTCTTGCATCTTCGTACCCTTTCCTTGTCCTGTCGCTCCTTATCCAGTCTCAGGTGTTTGATAAACCCTTCCGTCGTATATCTTGTAAGGATAATCAGTAGCAGCGGAGCCAGGTCCTCTGCTTCTACGTCCTTGAAGTGTTCCAGACGCTTCTCTATAAGTTCGTCATCAAAGATTTCCTTCTTTGTCCTGCATGTATGAAGCACAACAATCCTAGACACCTGCCCTGGTTGCTTAATACAGGCCCGTAGTGCGGTTTTGTACGGATCTGTGCGCAATTCTTCCATATTAATGTTAAGAGCGCTCACATGGCGTTCTATGATAATGGTATGCCCAAGCGTAGGAGGGTACAAAAAAAAGCGGATGCCATCCACTTCGAATGGCTGTGGCCTCTCGATGATGGCATCCGCGATATCCATGTTTATGTAGCTTGGCTGTGCCATGCTGCATGCGTATTACACAAGTGTGCCGCTTGCAAGGGTGAGGGTCTTAGCAGTTGAACCGCCGATCTCTGTGATCTTGACTGCCGTGATTGCTCCCTCGCTTTCGGTGAATGCTACGACGCCATGCTTTACCTTGTTGGTTTCGTCAGCAGGAGTAAGTGCGTCGAAGGTGTAGATGAAGGTTGTACCGTCCTCGGTACCCCATGCGTCCTCTACAGATACGTGAGCCTTCTGAATGACTACGCCTGGAACGGCTGCATCCTCTGGCTGAAGTGCTACCATGTACTCGTCGTTGACCACACCGTCTGCATGCTCGATAGGCTGTGTACCTCCCTTCTTCACACGGATGGTCATCTGGAGTGAGTACTTGTTCTTGTCGTACTTTACGTCCTCGACCTCACCGCCTTCGCAGAGAGCCTCGCTCTTGCTGCCCTTCTCGGTGCTCAGGGATGTAGAGTTCTGTACTGGGTTCTGCATCTTAGACCAGCTGTTGCCTTCGCCGATCTTGCCAAATACGATCTTGGGTTTGCCCCATCCAATCTGTGCCATATACTAATCGATTATTTGTTTATATAATAGTCTGTTCCAAATCCTGTGCTCGTTGGTCTCTTCTGGTACAACGCGCTGATTCTCGAGATCGAAGGTGAAGTCTTTACCGATGCCGCCTACCTTCATCGCTTCCATGGCCTTTCTGCAGATGACGCGCAGACGAGGGTCGTTTCGCACATACTGGCTACCTTCCCGGATGTCTGCGATGTAGATATTGACGTTGATGAAGACCATCTGTATATCTTTGTCATTGTCGTTCGCCTCGATGCTGATGATCACGTCTTCCTTCGTCGAGTCCTTCGGTCGTTTCCCGTTCTTCTCGAGCGATCCTGTGAGGTTGCTCATCAGTCCGCTGTCCCGGATGTGCTCATAGACATCATCTGCGATCTCGATTTCGCTTTTCATTGGAACATGTTGTTAAGTTTTGCTATGGTAGAATTGACTGCCCTTTGGACGGTCTCGTTTATCTTCGTCCTTGCGTAGAGCTCTGTGGATGCCAGTACGTCTCTTTTCGTCTCGACATACTCTGCGTAGTCCATTCCTGCGACTATCACCAGTGCGTATGTAGAAGAGAGTTCCCTGGCGAGATCCTCTACGAACTTTTTACCCGTTTTGGAGCCTGTCGGATCAGTGCCTACCTGGTTGAAGGCCGACTCTATGATCTTTTCGCCTTCCTGGTAAAACGCAAAGCCTACGGATGATCGGAGATTGCCTGTCCTGTCCATCCATGAATCGTTCGCGCCTCGGTCGCGTGCCTTGTTGACACATTCCTGGCCGAGATAGCTCAGTTCCAGCCGCATGTTTTCTGCGAGGACATTCGCCATCGTGGTGAATATCGCCTGGACCTGCTGTTCCGGTGTCATACCCATAATTTAGCGTTGTAAGAGTATCGGTGGTATCCTTTGACTGTGTACTCTGCACAATGGCCTTTGACGTTGATCCTCACCTGGTCTCCAACCTCGAATGGGTCCTCTGCTATGTCCAGATGTATCTCGTATGCGTAGACATCGTTGTGTCCGTCTGGAAAATTGACGGGTGCGGCCTTACCTGTAGACGGGAACGCATCGCATTGGATAGGTGCTCCCCAGGAGCTCTCTCCCTCTATCCAGTCCCCGTTCTCAAGCCTTGTGGCCTGCGCCTCTGTCTTGCGCTGTAGCAGATCGTTTCCGTAGATCATTGTGCTTGTTGTTTAGAGTTCGTCCCCGATCCATCCCACCTCGATGGTGGTACCGTCATCTTCTTCCGCTTCTGCTTCCTCGAGGAGTGCATTTGCTTTCGCACGGAATGCCTTACGTTCCTCGTCCGTGAAGCTGTATGTTGCTCCACCCTCGTTGACCGCAGGAGCCTCGGCGAGGTACTGATACACCTTCGCCTTGGCTTTCTTGTAAGCCTTTCCGCGCAGGATGCTTTCAGTTGCCTCTTCCTGCGCGTTCAGTCCGCTCTCTGCTGCGATCAGCTCGGCTGTCCTGGGATTGATTGGATATAACGAGATCGCCCGTAGGGCCTCAATTACTTTCATAGCGTTGTTTTAGTTAGGATGCCGATACACCGTCTGCCCAGCTGGTATTGTCGGTGTTGATGAATACCAGGCTGCGACGGTTGGTGAGTGCTACCTGTGCGTATGCCTCGGCAGAAGTAGTAACCTTGTCTGGGTTACGTTCGCCCTCGATGGTGATGTTGTAGAACTCACCATTCTGCTCGATGGCGATCTTATCCTCTGCATCCTCGATATGCTTGCGCTTGAAGAAGGTCTTACCGAGCTTTGGAGTAAGAGAAAGGGTGATGACGTTAGGATTCCAAGGCTTGACGTTGGTAACGTTGCCCTGTGCGTCCTCATAGCCTACCCAGCTGTCGAGTACAAGGATGTGTGGGAGACCATGTGCGTCCATGTAGTCGTTGATGCTCTTGAGGGTGACCATCTTGCCAGCCTGAATATCCAGGAGCTTGTACATTGGATAGAGCCTGTGCATCACCTTGTTCTGCGCACAGAGCTGCTTGAATGCCTTCTTCTCGATGAAGACATACTTTGGTGCTGCGTTGCCTTCGTCTGCTACGGCCTCTGCTGCTGCCTCGATGTCTGCGATACCATCTGCGTTGGTTGCGTCGCTCCACTTGACGGTAGCGCCACGGAAGTTGCTTGCTGGAACACCGAAGTCGATCTCATCGGTGGTTACCATGTCGCCATCGTAGGTAGCGTTGAATACCTGCTTGCCGCGTGATGCGATGCCCATGGCGTCCATCTCGATCTTGGCAGGGATGGCAGCCTCACAGAAGCGGACATCGTCGTATGCAATGTTGACACACTCTGCAGCAGCTGCTGGGTCGTTGGTCTGCTGCGCGATGGCGAGCATGTCACGGTAATCCTGTATCTGGATCTCGTCCTTCTCGCGTGATGCTGCGTACTTGCCGAGAGTGATCTCGCGCTTGCCGAGCTCCTTACGGGTGAAGAGAGGATTCTTGGTATTGAATGCTACACGGCGAGCTGCTACTGGCAGGCCCTCGTTGCCCTCGATGGTCTTAACGGTAAAACGTGCAACCTCCTGGAGTGGGAAGAGTGTACGCCAGTAGTGGTTCTTGCCACGCTCAGTGTTGGCGAGCTCAAACTCGAGGGTTGCGTTGTCGATCTCAAAAATTGGTTTACAAGGCTGTCCCATGATTATACGAGGTTAATGGTTGGAATAAGAGCGACAACCTCTGCAGCAATAGGAGCGGTCTCCTTGCGAAGGTTTGCGCCGTTGATGAGTCGCACTGGCTTGTCGCCATTGTTGGCAGGTACGTCGTTGCCTACTACATAGACAGGAGTGCCTACTGGTGAAGCTGCATTTGATGATGCAGATGCTGCCTGATAGAGGATGGTACCCTTGGCGATGGATACGCCCATGGTGACGGTTACCTCGTCGTATGCTGCGTTGCTGGTATCTACTGCTGTGCTGGCTACAGCCTTCTTTGCCTTACCGATGACGTCGCCTACTGCGATGCCGCTGCCCTTCTCGATCTTGATGGTGGTATCATCAGAAGTTACGGCTGCATAGAGCTTGTATGACTTGATAGGTGCAAAGAGGTTGCTGTTTGCCTTCTGGTATACAGCGGTACCCTGCTTGACGTCGTATGCCTGGTTCTCAAGCATGCCGCCGCCTGGCTTCTCTGCGTACACCTGCTCAATGACTACTGGTGCAGTCACGTTGCCTGGTTCCTGCTTTACGGTCTTGATTGTCATGACTTGTTAGTTTTAGTTGGTGATTAATTGGCTGCAGGCATGCCGAGAATGACTGGGCCTGCTGCTGGTTGTGGGTTGGCCTTGGCTGATTCTACCTGCTGTTTGAGGATCGGATTGACCTCTCCCTTTGGGTTTCCTTTGCCGCCTGCCATTGGTGGATGGACGTGTGCCCCTTTCGCCTTAAAGTCGTTCATGAATCCATCGACGACGGTCTTTGTAGAACTGAGCCATTCGTCGTATGCAGCATCATCCTTAAACGACATGTTATCGAAGTTACCCTCGTACATCTTGCGGACAGATTCCGGTGCATCTTTGAGGAGCTCTGTCAGGCGTGACTTGCGCAATGTCTGTGCCTTCTCTGCATCCTGTGCTGCCTGTGCCTTCTCCATTTTGTCGAGACGCGCTGCGAGTGCCTTTGCCCACGCTGGTTCCTCTTCACCAGTCTTCGGATCCTTCTTTGGAGGTTCCGGGTCACCTGGCTTCGGGTCCTTTGGCTCTTCGACAACCTTACCATCCTTCAGCTTGTACTTTTTTTCGTAGTTGCTGATCGAGGTCTTGGCTGATTCGGTAGCTCTAAAATCACCATAACTCTCCAGTAAATTTTGGAATGTCACCCCATCGACCGTGGTTTGAACATCTTCCTCTTTGGTTACAGTCTTGGCCAGTTTGTCTGCCATCCTGTCTAAGATTTTTGCATCCACCCCATCATACTTGGTTTGGAGTGCCTTTAGAATTAATTCTTTCATGTTATCTGTAAATGGTTTAATTTACGGCTGCAAATATAGATTGTTTGCGCGTAAGTGTACATGTGACATTAGTTAAATAAAGTTAAATAAGCGGTAAAACACTGAAATTAAGCACAAAGCATTTTGTTATTTCAGAAATAGCATTTATCTTTGCATCGGGAAAATCAAAAAACAAAGAACAAAATGGGAACTAAAACGTACACTAAGAAATTTATCAACAGCCGTTTCGTCATTAAGATCTATGGCAAGTTCAACGGCGTCCGCGTCAACTCTTACTTTGGGGTCAGCGGTGCTATCAATCTCCTGGGTGAGGATCTGTTCTTCGGTTATGTAGAACGTGCCCTGGAGTCAAAGGAGGACGTTACCGTCTGCGCTCTTCGTCCAAGCCGCACCCGTCAAGGTGTAAAAACTTATTTTTTCAATCACTAATATTAACTGGGTACTCCGGTACCCGAAACAAAGAACAAAATTATGGGAACTTCAAAGCGTACCTCTCTCGATGCTATCAAGGGCATCATGTCTTCAGTATCTCTTACCTCTTTCGGATTCCAGGAGGATGAATCAAACACCGTTAAATTCAGCGTTGATTTCTGCGGTCGCCGCCATGTCGTCTGTGGCATCTGTATTCTCAATAATGGCCTGCTGGAGGTGGAACTACACCCTCGTAACTATTCAGGTTCTGATGGTGTCTTCCGTATCCTGGCTGCAGAGCTTCCTGCAGAATCTATCGAGACTATCTACTGCGTAATGGCAGAGTTGTTTGGTTGCTAATCTTCAAAAGCTGCGCTATCGGCTTGACGGGCATTCTTTATGGCTGTTATATCTGTTACTTCAAAAACTCCGCTCGATAAGGCCGCTCGCTTATTCCTGGGCTTCATCAATTATTGCAAGGCCAACGTCGACACCCGTATCATCTTCGAGCTCAACAACCACCACTGGGTAGAACAATGGACCACCTGGGATGGCGTCGTAAAAACTACAGAATGCGACGGTTACCTCATGATCGATTTCTCTGAGGACTTTGGACGTTCCGGATTCTCCGATGGTTCGCTTGCTTTCGTTACAGACAGCTCAGATAATGATAATCATTTTGGTATATCTGTCAGGTCCTCTGCTAATCTGTTCCACCTCATGTACTCTCTTCACCTGCACGGCAAGACGAAGCGTTGCTACATGGAAGGCTATTAAAACCTTCGCGCCAGGCTGCAATATTTCGCGCCTGGCTGCGTTTTAATTATCAACTGATAAACTCTTCCTCTTTTGGAAGAAAATCGAACACAGCGCAAATCTCATGAAATTAAACGAAAACGAAAAACCGAAGCGCAGGGAGTTCATTATTCACCTTCACTTCGTCCATCCGGTAGGCGACCGCACCGATTATTTCTTCGGTTGCCTGCGAGCTATCTTCGACAGGTTTCCTTCAGATGTCGTCGGTACCACTCTTCAGAAGCTCTGGCAGGCCAATGCCGGGAAAGGAGGGAAGTTCGTTACCAGGTCCTGTACGATTGAAAGAGTAGAGGTCTATAAATGTGCTCAAAAAAACAAACGATCATGATACGGTATTCTGTAACCATAGAGTTCGACTATCCTGAATCGTCAAAAGGATTTATTACTGGCTTAATCCAAACTGAGATCAATGGTCTCCTGTTTGAAAAAGCCTCGAATATCAAAGTAAAAACAAAAATTATAAAATAGCTATGGCTGATAGAAAAATACCTAAAGAATTAGAGGATATTGCTTCTGGTCTTGGTTGTAATGAAATTAAGTATATTAAAACTACAAAGTCCGAAGGTGATATATATTCTCTCGCTTCAATAGATCCGTCAACCGGAGAATACGATCCGATTGGACAGCCTCTGCTTTATGCTGTTAAATTCTCTCTGGTTTACGAGCTTCCTCCTTTCTTCAAACTATAAACATACAAAGAACATGATAGGTGCAATTATTGGCGACATCGTAGGATCTCGCTTTGAATTTAATAACTTAAAGACACAGGATTTTGATCTGTTTACTCCGGAATGTGAATTTACCGATGATACCATCTGTACGATTGCGATTGCTGATGCTATCTTGAGAGGAGAAAAGTACGGAACCTCTGCTCGTCGTTGGTGTCAAAAGTACCCACATCCTATGGGGGGATATGGTGGTACTTTTTCTTACTGGATTCGTTCTGGTTCTCCAAAACCATATAATAGCTTCGGCAATGGTGCAGCCATGCGCGTCAGTCCTGTAGGCTTTGCATTCAACTCATGCGCTGATGTTATGCGAGAGGCTACCGCGTCTGCCCAGTTTACGCACGACCATCCTGAAGGCATTGTTGGTGCTGTATCTACAGCCATGGCTATTCTCCATCTTCGTCATGGTTTTGGAAAGGATGCAGTCTCTTCGATTTTGACTCGTTACTATAACGACTCACCTGGGTCTCCAAGAGGAGTGTTTGACGAAACCTGCCAGGGTACCGTTCCTGTTGCGTTCCGTCTCTTTCTGGATAGTACCAGCTTCGAGGACGCAATCCGCATTACGATGCGTTGGGGAGGTGATTCTGATACGCTTGGCGCAATTGTTGGAGCGTTAGCAGAGGCTCATTACGGAGTTCCTGCTGATATCCGCGAAGCTGCTATGCTTTATTTGCCTGCTGAAATGCAGGTTGTTATTCATGATTTTGAGTCAAAATTTATGTAATATGAACAGAGAAGATCTTATCAAAAAATGCCGTTATTATAACGGAGAGACTTTCAATCCACTTAAAAATGACATTCGTGGCATTATGTGGCTCGCTGAATTTATTTTTGTAGATAAATTCATCAATAACAATGAATCGCTTTGGCCATATTGCGATGAGTATCGCAACCTTGGCCTGCTCGATTTTTCAAACGACGACGGTGTTCCTGTTCATATAAAGGCACTACTGTTCGATCGCTTTTCTGAGTTCAACGGACGAAAAGACGTTGAAGCGTTTAAGAATTTCTACTTGAATAGTTATCTAAAAAAGGAGGCGTGATTGCCTCCTTTTTCTTATTTGTCTCCTTCGAATACTGCGTACCATCCATCTTTCCCATGAAAATCAGATTTCCTGTCATGTCTGTATTCTACTACCTTCCTCGGGTTCTGCTCGACAAGTTCCACATCGATGTACCATCTTCCGTGACCGTAGTAGTCATTAGGATTAAACTCGACTTTTATAATTCGGAGCTTAGCGCCTCTCTGGAGAATAATCTCGTTTTCTCCGTCGTCAGAGATATCTTTTCCGTTCCAATTTAGACCATTTTCTTCGTTCTGTTTACCGTTGACATATCCAAAGTTCGAGAACGGATCTACGTATATTCCCTGTGTTCCTCTCGGGCAGTAAATATTAAGCATGACGTCTTTTCCACCGCAGAACAATGTCTCTTTGTTGTTTCCTGTTGATGCAAATGATTCATCAACACCCTCTGTTCCTATAAGTGACTTTAGCTTCGAATTTTCAGCCTCAAGATTATTGATCTCGTCTTTTAACTGTTTGATAAATGATTTATCGTTATTTGTTAACGAAGACTTCTGTTCTATTCTATCAATCTTAATCTTATTATTTTTAATCTTAATGTCGTTTTCGTATCTTACCTTATAATCTGCCATGTACTTGCTTAGATCAATTCCAAACACGTCATTGGTGATGCTCGATAACTCATCTCTCTTCACCCACATATCTTCGTCGAACTTGTTCTTAGATATCCATGAGGTGAGATTGATCTCGTCTTCTGTAATTGTGTTGATGTTCTTTCTCGATCCAGTATAGTAACAGAATCCGTCATTTCCTCGGAGTGTCTGTGTAAGATAGCATGATCCCTCTGTATAGTTCCATGCCGCATACTTCTCCTTGTCTGTACCATTTGTCCACGCCTTTCTTGCATAGTCAAGCCAGTGACTTCTTGCTTCGTCGCATGTCTTGATCCATGTGGCTGCATCCTTTCTGTACTGATCGTATGGGTTTGTGAGGTCGATACCTCGCTTCTGTAACAATTTTGTTACAAGGTCTCGGTCTTGAGACTTGACTGCGCTCTCAAACTCGTCGATCTGTGCCTGGTTCTTGAACACCTTATCCTTGCGCGTCCATGCCAGTCCTGCTGCATCCCAGAACTGGTTGTCGTTTGCTTGTGAATTCCGGAGGTCATTGATAGCATTCGGATCACCTGCTGTTGCTTTCAGCTTTGCTTGTGCTGCCTTGTTTGCCCTCTTTTCGAGTGTGTTCTTCAGCGATTCAGCCTGCGCTATCTTCTGTTCGAACATAGCGATATCGTATTTGTTGATAGCATCGCTTAGATCCTTCACGCATCCTGCGAGCGTGATTGCTTTTGGATGGGCCTTCGAGAATTCGACGAATTCTTTTATCTTCTCGTTAGATGCATTCGTCCATATCTTCTTCTCTGTCTTATCTACGAGTTTCAAGTATGAAGATTGAGCGGCTTCCCATGTCTTGATCTTCGACTGGCAATCGTTCATATTTGTGCCGAGATAGTCGTATGCTTCGTACTTGCTCTTCTTAATGAGATACTCGTCTTCTGTATAATTGGCCTTAAGATATGAGTCGCTTTGATACTTCGACTTCCATTTGTTGATATTCTTGTAGTAGTTGTCGATGGTCTCCTGGAGCTCTTCCTTCGTGAACTTCTTTGACCACTTTGTCTTTACATCAGGTATAATATCCTCCATAGCAGTCATGGCTGCATCTGCTTCCTCTGCCATCTTCTTGACGTTCTCAGCGTGCTTCTTATATTCTTTCAGCGTCTTGAATTTAGAAGGATCGTTCAGTTTGTCAAGCTCGGATGCTGGTACCCATGCGTTGTCTTTGGCGTTCAATGTGATATTCTTTGCCTCCTGGATGATCTTTGCCTTCTCTGCCTTTAGCTTCTCGATCTCTTCCTTGGCTGTCTTGATGCTCTTGGCGTTGACTGCAGCACTTGTGTCGATACCCTTGATGCCTGCAAACTCTTTGGCGAGAGCTTTGGCTTCGCTGATCGTTGCGTTGTATTCCTCGACGATCTTCTTGATGCCGAGTGTCGCCTCCTTCAGTTTCTCTATGCTACCAGTAGCAGTCTTTCCTGCTTTTGTTTTGATGGAGTATTTATTACCGAGTATGATATCTTCAAGATCTCCGACTGCGTTCTTTGCATCTTCGATGTTGTGTGCGCTAATGATAGCATTGTTCATCTCATTGCGCAGCTGCTTGGTTTCCTGTTTTCTCTTATTCCAGAAGTCTGTCAGCTTCTGCTTGTCTTCCTCCGTTCTATTGAAGTGTCTCTTCATTGCAGCATCTGCGATTCGCTGCTCCTTCGTGATTTGGATTGTCTTGCCTATTGGGAGTTCTCCCTTTGCAATGAAGGTCTCGACAAGTTTCGTATTGATCAGTTTGTCGTCTGTGCGAACAATGCCACACATCGGTAGTTTTGCTCTCAGTGCGTAGTCTGTGTGCCATACGTCCATTCTTCCGCTCTGCGGATCAAAGAATTTCCATTTACCGTTTATTCTCTCTGCGCAGAAGACATGTGCGCTTCCGCTTTTCCAGTCGACACTTATCTCAAATCTTCCATCTTTCCCTTTTGAGAATTCCTCAAAGAATTCCTCAACACCTTCTTTTGTGTTGATTTTTTTGCTGCTTGTGTATGCGTATGTATAACCTACAGGATTACCGTCTTTGTCAAGCCATTTACCGAGTCTGTGGTTTGTTAGACCTTGCTTGTCGTATATCTTCCAGACTTTTCTGTCGTAGTTGTCGATCGCTTCTACATTAAACCCTCGTCTTCTAAGCTCATGGATGACCGTACATGTCTGGCAATTCACGCTATATCCGCTGTCTTTCTCTTTCCATTTCGGATTCAAAATATATGTATTTCCTTTGTCGTCCTGATAATTACCATTAGGATCTCTGAGATATTTAGGATTGTATTTTGGATTCTCTCGTCCAGTATTTGCCTTCTCGTAACTCATCTGAAGTCCCCTCTTCTGTTTCAGCGCCTTTTCGAGGTCTTCAATATTCTTTATCTGTTCTTTTGTAAACTTTGCAAGGTCTTCTTCTAAGAGTTTCTTATTAGGATCTTCTTTTGGCGTTGCAGCTTTCTTATCCTTGAGATATTTTGCCACACGCTCGTTCGTTGACTGGATCTTGCTTAATTCCTTCATGGCAGCATCGAACTCGTCCTGGTTGCCTCCAAGCTGCGCTTTAAGTGCCTTGTCGAGTGCCTCCTGGAACTTTTTAGATCCTGGGTGTGTCGATGCGTATTCCCTGAATGCGTTTAGACTGTCCACTACGTCATATTGCAAAACGAGGCTCTTCACCTGGTATTTCTCCGGATGAATGGCCGCGTCTGTATAGTGTGCGTTGTCTCTGATGAAGTATGGAGTGCTGCTCGCGTTTGTAATTCTCAGCTCGTTTTTCTGGATCCACTCGTTATATACCTTCGGTGCTTCTCGCACCTCTCCTTCAAAGTGGTAGTTCTTCTGCTGCTCATCTGTAAGCTGTGAGTATTTCTTCAGCTCGTCCCTTGACGCGAGCTTGGCGATGACAAAGCAACGGCAATGAGGATGCCATCCAGTGAACTTGAAGTCCTTCGGATAGACGCCTGCGAGCTCGTCGCACATGTCTGCATATCGATGCGGATATTTCTTTCCCTGGATGTTGCTCGTCGCGTGTACGTCACTCAGCTTGACCTCTATGCCTATGACAAACGGCATCTTCTGCCATGCCTCATGATCTGCAGTACGGTAGGCCATGTTGGTCTCTGTGGCTGCGAGTCGTAGTGCGTTCTTGTAGCTGCTTCGATATACACCACGTCCTGGATGGTATGCCTTCGCTGCCTGGCTAAGCACCAGGTTCCCATGTTTGTCTCGTACTCTTCGGAAGAGTTTATTTGGCTCGTTGAGATACTGTCGTACATCCCGGCTGAGTGCTGCTGCGCTTTTTCCTTCGGACAGGCCGAGTTCGAGCGCCCATTCGATATTTTGTCTGTCGTTCTTGACAAAGTCCCACACGCGGTCTGACAGGTGCATTCCTGCGTCTGTCCTGGCTTTGAATGCTGCCAGGCTTGCAAGGTTTCGTCTGCTGAGTGCGTTGGCCCTTTCCTCGCTCCATCCGTATTGCTTAGCCAGGCTCTTCACCATGGACGAGTTTTTCTTGTGGCTCAGCTCCCAGGCTGCGTCTATTCCGTCCGTGATGATACTTTGGATCTCTCCGGACAGACCTTCCAGAAGTTTCTCGATCTTCTTCTGTGCGTTCGGATAGTCGCTCAGCTTGAATTGCTTATTCGGATCCGACCATCCTGTGGCGGTTCCTATAATGCCAGCCTCTTTGCACAGCGCGTCGTAGGCGCGTTGTATTCGGCTCTTAACGTGTCTTAGTTCCCTTGTGTTCTGTCGGTCATAGACCTGTGCCGAGAATTGTGTCCTGGCCATCCTCTCTTGTTTTTATATATTTATAGTATGTTTTCCGTCGTTTCCGTAAAATGAACTAAAATTACATAAAATGACGGATAAATTCCCGATCATTCACTATAATTCACGTTGCAGATCCTCTTTTTTTCCGTTTCATCCTATTTTATTCAAAATTTGACGGATTTACCTATAGTCTCCGCTTCCGTGGATCTTGTCTCTACGCTGCCTGTCTGCTAGCTTGTCCAGGTTCATCTGACATACCTCGTTAAGCGACGAATCGAGCATCTGTGCTATCATTTCTATATAAATGAATGCGATGATGAAGTTCTCTCCTGTGGCGACAGTCGCCAGGTCCTCTGCCTTCATGCAGATGTTCTCCGTTCCGTCATTGGTTCCTCTGCTTCGCTTCACCATATCAATATCTTCCTTGACTGCGATCTTCGTTCCACGTTCGTGAGCGAAGCATGCGCAGTACCAGGCGACGTCACCAAGTTCTAACAGGATGGCCTTCCTTTCCTCTCCGGTGATGGTCATGCCTGGTTGCCATCCCTTGTCTCGAATCAGTTTCTTAAACTTTCCGCATACTTCTCCTGTCTCTTCCCGGATTCCTAGCTTCAGATAAAGGAAGCGCAGCGGTCTGGGATAGGTCGCTGTATTTAGTGCTCCTTGCTTGTACTCGTTGTATGTCATTGTTGTTTTATGTTGTAAACTGAAAAACTTACTAATTTTGTTCCTGTTAAACGCCGCATTAAGCAACCTCCGGAGAGCATAACGCGAAGAATATCAATGGATTATTCGATTTTGTTATAACTTTATTGCCATTTACTTGCAACAATAAAAATAAACCGTTACCTTTGCAATGTAAAAATTAAACAAAAAAAACAATCTTATGGGAACTAAAAAAACAAACGGGTGTTATATCTACCCTATCAAGAAAGACGGATACCGTTACTCAAAGCCTTTATTTGTTGCTTATGTAGGTTTTGAATCAACACCAGAAGAAGTCGTTGATCGCTTGTCTTCTTTAAATCCTGGCCACAGCTACGAATTCGATGTCTAATCTTTTAATTCCTTATAAATATGAAAACCAACGTTGAAATCTTCGCAAAGATTCAGTCTCAAATGGCTTTTGAGCTTTACTTCAATGGCGCAAATAGCGCAGAGTATAAAACCCTCCGTGATCTTGTCCGCAGTCTTATCGATGACGATGACGAGTTCCTGGACTTCATCAAGAGAGCAGAATCTGAATCAATGAACTTTTAATCCTCCACTATATGAAAACTCAATCAGAAATCAAAGAAATCCTCAAGTCTCAAATGTTAGACTATATCAAGTTTGAAGGTATAACCTCTCCTGGTTATCAGACCCTGGCTAAGTTCGTACATGCTACCATGTCTGACGAAGAGAAGCTCCATTTCTTCGACGACCTCAAAGAGGCAGCTGCTGAACTTCTTTAATTTTGTTTCACCCTTTATTTCATTTGCCCTATGTCACACCTTTCACTTTGTCTTAAGACCTCACGCAACCGCCTGGTTGAGCTCGTTCGTCAGTACAACGCTGAAATCGTAAAAACCACCGACACGTTCGCTCATGCAGAGCTTGTTTCGTACCTTGACACTATCTTCCAGTTCTGTGTCCGTAGAGGTGGATTGCAGTACTGGGAGAGCGTCAACAAAGAGGCATCGGATTTTGACGATCCTTTCGGGTATGCTCCTGGAGATGATATGATCCGCGACGCAACGATGATCTTTTCACGTCACTAATGTCTAACACGGAGCCGGGTTCGCCTGGCTCCTCTATTCTTTCCTCTTATGCTCGATCCTAAAATTATCAGCCAGGAGCAATATGACGAAATGCTCCAACACCCGGAAGATGGCAGTGCACACATGGCTACACGTTACAAGCGCATCCCGTTCGTTTACGCTCATGGCAAGCTGCAGGATGATCTCGGTTCCGACCTCTTTTACCTGTTTCTTCCTATGGAGTGGGAGCTTTGCGATGGTCTTCGCGCTTATGTCCGTTCTTCTGGTAAGCCTGTACGCTTCTTCCTGTACAAGCACCCGAGAACCTTCGAACTGACAGGTGTTGTCGTTTATTGCGATGGCTCCGATTCCGAGGCTTATGCCTATGGACGTTCACTCGTAGAAAACAAACCAGACCGCTTTTGACCATGGATGATCTATTCAATGAATACATGCACACCTGCTTCTTCTGTCACTGGGTGTGTTACGATATCGCCAAGAAGGCGAATGTGTGTAGAAAGTCCTGGCGCTGTCTGTCCGGCAATTTTGAACTAATGAAACCTAACAATTGTAAAGAATGGAAACATTGAAAAAAAGCGCAGGTCGTCCTTCGTATGATGGACACAAGCATCTCTGGAAGGTCCCGGTTGACCTGGAGCCAGTCATTAAGGAAAGAGGCACCGCCTGGGTATGGAAGTGCTGCCGCGCTTTCCTGGCTGTTGAACAAGTAAATGACAAATAAAGTATTTCAAAGATCGTATGATGGGCGACAAGGCTGTTTATTTGGCCTCTGTCGCCCTTTCTTTGTTTCTGTGGTGTCTTACTCCATCGGATTGAATACGTCCGCTGTTTCTGCCTCCTGAATCAGGCGCACCTCTTCATCGATATCGTCGACCCATCCGAGGCGTGACACGCAGGTCCTGGTAGATGCGATCGTTCCGCATGCGGTGCTCAGCTTCTCTACGTCCTCCTTCTCGTCGAGGATCTGGTAAGGCGTGATGATATGGCGCACTCTGATGGTGTCGAATGCTGAAGCCATGCCAGGGAACATGATCTTGGCGAAAGCACGGATGACGTTGAATTCTCGATCAAAGCCTTCGAGCCAGATACCGCTCTCTCGCGTCACCTTCATCTGGCTATCCATGAAGAGCATCTTGCGGCTCTCGCCTGACATTGGCGTTGACTTCATGTTGTCCATCGATACGTCCGGAAGCTGCAGCTGTCCGTTGAAGTTCTGCTTCAGCTGATCGACGTGGAACTTAGTAGCTTCAATAGATCCGTTCCATGAGACGAATTCCATCTTATCTCCTTTCCCGAGACGGATTACCTCGCTGCTGACATTCTCTCCCTTGGGTCCTCGGTCGGCCACCACCTTGCTATCGCTGTAGATAGCGAGCTTGGGTCGGCTGTTCTTCCGGACGTAGTTTCCGTTGCGTGAGAGGGTCCATTCTGCCTCATATACGTTGTTGCTCTCGTCCTCCCAGATAGGCTCGTCTCTGTGCATGTAGATGCCTGCGATCTTACCTACTGTGATGTTCTCGTCCATGATCACCTCCTGCTTGGTCTCATTGAAGCAGATGTGTCTGTCTGCGGTGTATGTGTCGAAGTAAGTCACATTCTTGCGTTCCTCGTCTGTTCGTGTGTAGCGGATGGAAAGCGCCACCAGGTCGTCGTATTCGTCGAAGAGTGGGAACAGGCCGCATCCCTTGTTTGGAGCGAACGAGCGGCATCTGAGCTTCATTCCTGTGCTCTGTCCGGCATATACGGCTGGCGTCTCCTGGGTGTACCAGATGGTCACTACCTCACATGCTGCATAGAGCCATTCTGCACGCTCGAGGTTGACGGAGTTGATACGGTTGCGTGAGTATATGTCCTCCATGATCTTCTGGGCGAGCTTCTCCTGTTCGTTGTCAGTGGTAGCGTACACACGCTTCACCTGGATGCCGAACATAAGCGCTGCCATTCGCTTTGTGGCCAGCTTCTGCCATCCGAGGGTGACTCTGCTGAGTTGTCCGCTGCCGTTCTTTTCGTGGTACTTAGGATCCTTGCATACAGGGTGCTGCTTCGGGTCATATTCCTTTCTCAGCTTGTCCCATGATGGTACCACGATGTTCTTTACCTGGAGCTGACTGATCTTCTGCGATACGGTCAGATCCGGTGCGTCGATGATGTCGTTGATGTTCATGTTGTCTTGGTGTTATTGGTTTGTTGTATTTTCTTCTCGAGGTCCTGTATCTGCGCTACGAGTTGCTTTCGGATCTCCTGGTATATTGGCCATGCTGTCTTTCCAGACATGGTCACGCACGCATGGTCTTCGCTCTGGAGCTTGCAGAAGTTCACCTGCAGACGCGCGTCTCTGTTACGCTGCATGTAGTCGTCGATCTCCTGGAGCTGCATCTTTCTTTTCTCGAGTCCTCGCTTGTATGCCTCTTGGCTGTCAAGCATGCCGTAGTTCTTTGTATTTCCCATGATTACAGAAGGTATTTGATTTCTATTCCGCATCCGTCGGCAAACGCTCGCTCTACGATTGCACCCTTGCTTCCTTCCCATCCTGGAAGCATGACGATGATGTCGCAATCCTTCAGCATGAGCAGATCCTGCACGAGATAGTCTGCCCACGTATCATGAATGGCAGGCAACTTGGCCGGGTTGACTATTATGTCATCTTCGTTGACAAACTCACGTACACGCTTCTCTGCCTGTGAGAAATTGTCCTTATATGTCTTCTCGTTAATCCCGGCAATCGGACCGGACAGATAGATCTTTTTCTTTCCCATTTCTTTTTCGTTTCCTAAATAAAAAGAATTTCCTATTTTCTTTCCTATTTTCCTATTTTCTTTCCTGTTTTCTTTCCTGTTTAGTCCAACAACATTGTCTCGAGTTCCTCATCGCTGAGCTCGTTGCTTCTGTCGTGGTATTTAACGGCTTCTACGGCCTTCGGATGGAATGTATTCGCCAATGCGTCGAGTTCGTCAGGAGAATGGCCCAGGCGCTCCTTTGTGTGCTCCTTTGGTTCCATGAGTATCTTTCCGCTGCTCTGGAAACTCCACTTGATAGCCGTTGCCTCTTCCATGAGCGTTCCTCCTGGTGGAAGCATGGCGCCTGTGTCGTTATCCGGGTTCAGCCAGTCTCTTACGGCCCAGTAGAGGTACGCTTTCATATTTGCAAATTTGTACTCTCCGGTGTAGTCTGAGAGTCCCTCGGCTGATTCGCTGAACTTGCAGCTGATCACCTGCTCTTCGTTGAATGGTGGCGTCTCTGCGTATGTCTCTTCCATAACCTTGCTGTAAACGCCTGCGCCCTCTCCGATGGTGTCAATGCTGACCACGCAGTTGCTGTTGGCTGACAGATAGTGTATGTGTCTTCCTGCCACGGCCATGTGGTCTGCAGTTCCTCCGCTGTTGTGCTTCTCGAATCGGTCAACGTAGTTGCCCTGTCTGTAGCAGTCAACGCTGTTGTCGCGGCCCATGCCTGCCACGTCCGCTCCGATGATCATGTCGCCTCCATGCTCCAGGTGGTAGTCTTTCCATCGCTCCTGTGCGATCTCTATCCACTTGGCTGGTACCAGCACGTCGTCTCCGCTCTTCGGGAACTCTCCCAGCACCTTGATACGGAATAGGTCGTTAGGCCGATACCATTTACCGTCAAATTCGAAGTCATTCTCACTCTGCTTGACTTCGCTCTTCCTGATCTCGTCGCACCATGCGTCCACATGGTCCTTCACCCAGTCGAAGTCCACCTGTCCCGGTCTGATGATGCGCTTCTCTACCACGTTAGGCGCGTCGAGGTCGCTCAGTCGGTGGTTGACCCATCGGTCCTGCTTCTGGCTCTGTGCCGCGTATCCGATGGTGGTGTTCGGGTTGAAGACAATCAAGATGCGCGAGTCGCCCTGCAGGTTGCCTTCGATGGCCGCGAATGTATCCTCTGAGATACCTGTGGCCTCGGTGACCACGAACATGACGTGCGATGCGTGAAATCCCGACCAGGCTTCGTGGTTGTTGTTGTCTGCCTTGAATCCGACCAGAAACCACTCCTTGTCCTCCATGCGGATGCTCTCGCTGTTGAGCTTGCCTGGTAGTGCCTTGCCTCTTTTCTTGGCTCGTCCGTACAGACGAGCGATCTCCGGCATCATGATATTGCTTACCTGTCGCTCTGTCGGTGCTGTGAGCGCCACCTTGGTATTCTCTACAAGGTTGCCTTCAGCGTCCCATACAGGCGTTAAATACAGAAAACACATCGCTGCGCATGCCGATACGAAGTCTTTGCCGCGTGCCGTTCCGGATCTTACCGATACGCGCCTGCTGTGCTGTATGTCGTAGAGGATCTGCTGCTGTGCAGGATCGAGCGAAACACCGAAGACGTCCGACACAAAGAAGTTCCAGTCAGCCCGGTACCGCGCGAAGAGGTCCTCTGCTGCCTGGTTGAGTGCTTCTATGTCGTACTTCTGTGCCATGCGTCTGCTTTCGTAACTATTCCCAGTTTCCGTCAATAATCCCGTAGAATGGACCGTTTACCTGGTAATTCCCCGGTAAGTCCGAGATAAGCCGCTTCATGCGGTCGTTTTCTTCTTCGAGTTCCTTTATGCGATGCTCGTATTTAAGAGAGCTGTCCTTTGATGTCTTGATGATGCTTGATATCATCGCCTGCTGCCGTAGGATGGTTTCTTCCTGTATAGCCTTGACTTTTAAGAGCGTATTCTTTGCGCGTAGAAGTGTTCTGTATTCGCTGTCTTTCAATATCTTCATACTTCTCCCTTCTTTTGTCCGGTCTTCATGAGGAAGTCTGCAAATGACAGATCTGTATTAACGTCGTGCTTGTCAGGTGCATAGAGTCCCAGGAGCTTGCGTCTCTCGATGAGCAGCTTGTTGATGGTGTCGATGAATCGAGGATCTCCTACGCTCTGGATGTCTTCCTGCCATTGTTCCTGCTTGACTGTCCTTGCTGACCCTGAACCACCGACCGATGGTACTGCAGTTGCCTTGCCTTTCTTCTTTTGGTAGTCCTCCTTGCTCTTGTCCCAAGCGGCCCATGCCTCCTTGACAAGGTCGTCGATACGCTGCAGCTCGAGCTGTACGGCCTGGTCTGTGTTATCTATTCGCGTCTCTCTCCATTCTGCGAGAAGCGACTCGATGTCATGCTTCACTGTTGCGAGTCCATACGTCTTGAGTTCGAGTTCTTTCATTACCACATCACGGATCTCTCTGTATGTGTACCCTCTCTTGAAGAGTGGAGCCACCTTATCCATACGCAGCAGCTTCGTGCTGTCGTCGCGCTTGGTTCGCTTCGTAGTTGCGTTGTCGCCTCCTGTGTGGTTCTTTAGTGGTCTATCCATTGTCTTGTGGTGTTGTTGTGCCGCTGATCTTTACGGCTGTGTTTCCAGTCAGCTTCTCCCATCGCGCAAGGATCACGTCGCAATAGTGGGGATCAAGCTCTACGAGTCTCGCCTTACGTCCGAGCTGCTCGCATGCTACGATCGTAGTTCCTGAACCTCCGAAGGTGTCCAGTACGATCTCTCCCTTCCGGCTGCTGTTGGCAATCTGATAACCGAAGAGGCGTATAGGCTTCATTGTAGGATGGTCTGTGTCAGCTGTAGGCTTGTTCTCGTTGATGACTGTCGTTGCCTTCTCTTCGTAGATACGGTGCAGAAGGTCGCGCAACTCTGTCTTGCTCATCTTGTCGATGTCGATCTCTTCCTCATCCTGGATCACGGTAGTCTCGCTTCTGCTGTTCGTGAAGTAGTGGCCTGCTCCTTCCTTCCAACCGTAGAGACAGTTGTGTGTTACGATACCATCTGCGATATAGTGCTCATGCTTCTCCACGGCCAAAGAGTACACCTTGCATTCTTCGTGTCTTAATGTTACATCGTCAATGGTTGACCACCTGAAGTTCGGGTAGATACCTGGCTCTGTCGGTACCGGAAGCTGCATCAGTCCCGGTATAAGATTGCATGCGTGAATTCTTGCCGTGACGCGCGTACTGAACTTCTCATGCTGTATTGTTCCATCGATCATCGGGAATCGCTCACAGCGCCCGTAATCGGCCAACAATCTGCATGCACCTTCGTGTACCTTCTGTTTGTCGATGTTGTCATAGAGCCACTTGATCTGTTCTGTGGTTCTGACAGGATATTTCTTCAGACCTCGCTCAATCTCCCAGTGTGTATATGGGATGCCGTACTTGACTGCGAGCATCTGCTCTGCGATCTGTGCTTCTGCGCGAGTGCTGAATACGTCGATGATCCATCCGGCATCTGCCTTCTCCTGGTGCATGCGTGTCTTGAGACCAAACTGGCGTGCGTCGTAGGCTACTGTGTGTCCTACTCTCCACCAGTCACCACGTCTCATGAGGTATGTGCAGAAATTCTTCTTATTTTCTGCATTGAATCTGACCGTGAATTGGTGGTTGTCTGTGCATCTCGTAGTCTTTCCGTCTGTGCTTACAGAGTACATGTTCCCGTCGTAGTCTCTGCTCGCTGTCTTGATCTCGTATCCTCCGTTCTTATATCCCTTTATTTGTCCCTGCAATGGGCTATAAGAAATCACGCGATCTCCGTCCTTCAGTTCCTCGATAGGTTTCTCTCCGTTCGTGGTGAGTACCATCGTTCCGGCAGGCTGACAAGGTTCGTGTTTCCACTGGTAGTCCTGTCTTCCGAGCACCAGACTGTTCTTGTTCCAGATCAGTTCCTCTCGCACCTGGAGGCGGTTGTTGTTGAGCGCCTGCTCGAAGTTGATATGTTCACGCGAAGCAAACCATACGTAGAACGGGCACCCTGGCTTCATGACGTTCTCAGCTGCCTGGAATGCAGATGTGAGGAACATTCCGAACTTCACGCTGTTCATGTTGTCGTTCTCAATGGTCATGCCTTTGCTGTTCTTGATGGCCACGTTATACGGAGGATCCGTGATCCACAGGTCTGCCTGCTGCCCGTCCATGAGTCGCTTCACGTCATCTACCTTCGTCGAGTCTCCGCAGATCAGTCTGTGCGCTCCGAGCATCCAGATGTCGCCTGGCTTCGTTCTGTTTGCTTCCTTGGCTTCCTCTTCCTCCTTGTCGCTGAAGTCGTCATTCTGCACGTTGTCGAGCTCGTTCTGGTTGTCGTCATCCGAGAAGTCGAACATAAGGTCAACGCCCCAGTCTATGAGGTCCTGCGTGTCGTAGAGGTTGGCCAGTTCTTCGAAGTTCCACTTACCTGATGGCACATTATCTTTGATAATGAATTCCTCCTTCTCGTCCTCGTCGAGTTTAGAGATATCCACTACCTCTGCGACGGGATGCTCGAGCCATTTCGTCCAGTAGGCTATAAGTTCCTGCTGCTTCTCAGGTGCCTTCTTGACAAATCTCGGCATGCGTGACAGCTGGTCCTGGATCTTGTCGATGTCCAGGCCTGCGATATACTGGATTGCCGTTGTTCTCTGGTTTCCTCCGAGCGATACGGCTGTTCCGTTTCCGTTGCTGTAATCTACAGCTACTGGTCGTATAGAGAGCATCTTCGGGAACACCAGGATACTGTTGACGAGCTTATAGAAGTCTTCAGAGTCTATTGTTCTCGGGTTCTTCTCATTGGTTTTAAGTCTTTCGATGTCGATGAATTCACTAACCATTTTCTGTGTATTTAAGTAAGTTTATCGGTTTACAATTATAGCCGCTGCAAAGATAGCGCTTTTTGTTCATTTACTACGTGTTCTTGCGAAATTTGCGCGATTTTTACACCATTTTGACATTAATTAACGTAAAAACGTGCAAATCTTTGTAAATTGTTCAGTTTACACAATACGCACTATTTTTGTACGCTGATCGGGAATCCGGCCATCGTCCAGGCAATGAGCGCTGCATCCCTCGCTTCCTGGTTGATGCGCTTCTTATGTCCGTTGATGTCTGTGGTTCGTAGTGTACCCATGAAGCTCTCGATCTCTCCCTGTGTAATCTTACCGTCCTGCCCGTTCCAGAGGTGGAAACTGCCAGAGGTCTTTGCAAGCGGTTTGATGACCAGATACGGTATTCTGTTGTATTTGCAGTAGCTCTCGATGTCCATGCCTCGCTGGTGGTTGCGTCCCTGGTCCACACCGATCGCAGCAGCTTTCTGTAGGCTGCTTTTCGGGTGCAGATGAAAATTGCCTTTGTTGAGCCATCCACCCTCTATATAGACGATAAACGTCTTGTGTGCGGCGAGGCTTTGAATGTACTGCTTCTGAATCAAATTCAGCGTGTGTCCGAAGTCTGTCTCGTAGACGGATACTTTCCTGGTGGCTGTTTCCAGGATGGCGACACCGTCCTTGCTGCTGTCCGGGTCTATTCCGATAATGATGTCGTGCATTTCTCTTTGTTCTTTTTTAGTCTATATCTCTCTCGCTGTTTTAGGATGTTCTTTTCCCTGTGCTTCGTCTGGTTGCTTCGGTTGTACACTGAGATCCTGTCCATCTTGAGAGGTTTCCTGCAATTTCTTGGGCAGAGGATGGTCTCGTCGTCCTCTGTCCCTGGAGTGCTTTTGTATGCCATGTCTTTGTATCTAAATTACGCTATTTTCCTCTGTGCTGCTTGATTGCGTCTCTGATGGTGGAATATACCACCCAAACAAAAACAATCGTCACGAAGGCCGCAAAAATGGCCGATGCTGTCTTTATGCCGATAAAATTCACGATTCCAACCACCAGGCAGATAGCTATTGCGATTATTGATACGTATATTATCAGTATCAGTAATGCGGTGGATGACCTCTTCATACCCTTCAAAATCTCCCGTAGCATGATGGAGATCCAAAGGCCGAACAAGGCAAGGACGAATATCAATAGTGGGTCCATAGTCATTCCTTTGTCTGTGCTATCTCTTCGAAGGACTTTCCTTCTTCGAGCAGTTGAATGATCCTGTCTCTCTTCAGTCGCTTGTAGTGCGGTTGCATTTTTGTCCATATCAGGTCTGCTGGTTCTCCTGGCTCGATGGCCATCGTTCGTCCTTCCTTGTTTGCTGCTGCTGTGCATTCGAAGAGGTCACGTCCGATTTTATCTACAATGATGTACTCTGCTCCATCGAATTGTACTCTTCCGTAGAATCTTGCTATCGAGAGCTGCGAGTTTCTCCATGCGCTTTCCTCCATGAGTAGCGTTTTAGGGACCTGCGTTTTTTTTATTTCTTCCCATGTCTTAATATGAATAAAACGGTCCGTCGCCTCCTTCCTGAATCCACATGCCGTGGCTGTCTGTGCAGTGGTCGTGAATCTGTTGCTTGTTCTCTACTGGAAGATCTGCCCAGAACTTCACGCTATTTGGGTACCGTGCCTCATTTGCGCTCTTTCCCTGCTGCATGGCGATCTTCGCTGCGATGTGTTCCTTCTGCTTCACGGATAGTGAGCAGAACCAGTTGTCAAGTGCTCTTCTTGTCATGTCTTTACTTTGTTTCGAATTTCTTGATATATGGCGCCACCTTTCTGGTGACCTCTTCGATGAGCGTTGCTTCGATGTTTACCTTCTCGTAGTAGGATCCTGTCCTTGATTCTGCATGGAACATGCGGCATTTACGACATTCGATGACCGCCTTCAGTTCTGAGCAGTCGCCACCGAGCTTCCGGATCCTGCTTACCAGTATCTCTCCGCATACAGGACATCGCATCTGTGTCACGTTGGTCATTGCTTCTTGTACCTTCTTCTCCTTGAGGTATCTCTGCTCGAGCTCCTTGAATTCTTCGTGTGTCATATCTGTCAAACGGTTAATGTGTCTGCAATATCGTTTAGTCCTACCCATCGCAGCGCTTGCTGCAGTTCGTGCATATAGGTAAATTTGCCATCTATGACGCTGTCCTTTCCGCTGAGTCTGCAGATGATGCTACTTTGGTATATGCCGTTGATGAATGTGATTCTTAGCTTCCTGGTACCATATCCTTCGTGACCTTTGTTTGCCAGCTTGACGGATCTGGAATAATCAACAAATCGGTTGTTACGGATCTTCTTCGTGAATCCGTTCTTGATAGCGATCTCTTCCGTGAACGGGATAGGTTTTACGCATGAGGCTTCGACGCGCATATCATCTACTGCGATCTCGTCTTCCCATGGTCCGTCTTCCAACGACAATGGCTGAGTCGTCTGCACCATTGTTACTCTTCCGATGGAAGGTTCATGTCCGTCATCCACCATGACCAGGTCGTTAATCTGTAGTTTTTTTGCTTCCATTTACTCAAATTTTATGGTTAGTTGCTGAGTTATGCCTGCTGCGCTGCAATACTTGTCATGGATCCATTTCGTCATGACTTTTTCGAATTCTGCCTTTGCTTGGTACCGTTCCGGCTTCCATATCCTACCATGCTGCGATGTGATCCACAGGTTATAGTAATAGCTTGGTTCGTGCTTGAGATACCATTTACCGCATGATTTGCTAAACGCACGCTTTACTCTCTCGTTGATGTTCCCTGTTCTTTGTATGGCTTTGTTCATTGGTCTTCCTTGTTGTACGTCCTCAGTCTCACCAGATCCAGGTCGTTCTTCAGGATCATGTTCTGAATCTCCAGCGAGTCAATCTTTTCTGTGAGTTTGATGATGGTATGCTGTGCGGCCTCCTGTTCTCTTCTTTCTATGTCGTTCTTACTTACCAGGAATGCTACGGTAATAAACAGGATGACCATGATCCCTGGTAATGCCTTTTCTTCTGTCATATTTTTACTCGCCGTTGTATATTACGCTGCCCATGTTAGCCTCGACGCGTCCCTTGATGGTCTCTGCCTTGATAGATCCGCAGTTTGATTCTGCGTTGCCTTCGATGGTCTCTGCCTTAATAGATCCGTTGTTGGTCTCCACGTTCTTGGCGTTGCCGAAGATGGTCACGCTGCCGTTGTCGCAACTGACGTCTCCAGTATCACCGCAGATGAAGATGTTTACCGCCTGGCTGTCGTCGTAGCTGCCTACCCGGTTCCCTCCCATGGAGATAACGCCGTTGCGGATGGTCACAGACGATCCGTTGCTCTGTATTACAGTAGTGCCATTCTTCTTCGCGTCCTCGATCGCTTCTGACCATGACGAGTAACTCTTCCCGTTAATGTTAATGACTGTGCTACGCGCCTTGAGAGGGTCTGTTTTTGGCTTCTCAGTATATGTATTCGCCTTCCCGGTCACGCTCTCGATCACCTCTCCTGTTCCATCCTGATCGAAGACAAAGGTGTTAATAACGAATCCCTTCTCCTTGAGCTCGTTCTTCATACTTAGCAGCTCTGCCTGGCTGAGACTGCTTACCTTCTTTCCATGCCACGTCTGGTTGATGCCTATGTGCATCTTATTGATATTGAATCCCATATTTTAATCGATGTCGAAAATTAAACAAAGTGCGTTAAAGGAGTTTTCGTCTTTATCTCTTGGGAATGTATATTTGTTCTTTGCCTTGGTCTCGATAGTAATACGTCCTTCGCTATTGCTGATGCGATCGATACTATCAAACGGGATGTTTGTCAAGCCATAATTCTTGAAACTTTTAATGATGGCCTTCTTCTTCATCATATCCAATGCTTCACGATAAACCGGAATTCTCGTTTCTTTGTATCTGCTTATTAATCGATAGTCAAAATCATAATCGTCCTGATGATCATCGAGATAATCGTTAATTTCGTAAATTTCGATATCTAAATCTTCACACTTTTGCTGAATGTAGTCGCACAGCTCCTTGAGTTCTTTTGATCTCTTAGCTTCATCGAGTGACTTGCTCATTTCGTGTGCCTGCTCGCACTCTTCGCGTGTATCAAATACCTCTACATCATCAGCATATATCCACGCATCTGTCTCGTTGTCTCCATACTGTATAACGTGGCATTTGTCTCCGTCAGGAAGGTGGAGGATCTGATCGATTTTCTTGGCTACATAGTCATAAATCCATCCTGTCTTGTTCACCGGGATGATCGGTGCTGTAGCTTTGTTGCTCATGTTCTTTGTTGTTTTTAAGTTATTAATCGAGGCGGCTCCATTCGCAGTCGTCTGTTGTTCGTTTTATATTTAAGTATTCGATTGCGAAGCTCAACGCTTCCGTGATTTTCTTGTGCGAGTATGGCATTCTCTTAGGCGCAGGGTCGTCATAGTATATCCTTAGCTTATACGGCCCATCGTTATTGCGCCACAGGTTATACTCAGTTAGTATTGCTTTTGCTTCTTCCTTCGTCATGGGTATATGCTAATGTGTCTGATCGTCTGTCCGAAGTGCTGACTGACCCTCTGTAGTACAGGCTCCTGGCTTCTGTAGGTGATCCTGCAGTAGTCTTCTGCCATCATTCTGCTTTTGAACTGTTCGACGGTATATCCGAGCTCATTGACTACCTGGTACCAGTCTTTGAATCTTTTAATTTTGAGTGCCATGGCTGTGTACGTTGATGAAATGTTGCAGCTCGTTCTTGATATACTGTTCTACTTTGCGCATCCTGCAAGGGTTCGTCTCTATGTTGATGTAATTGACGATCCTGGTCAGCGCATTGTAATAGCCGATGCAGAAGGAGTTATAGTCACTCTCTTTACTTTCCTGTTCAAGTTGTTGTACGTCATCTTCCGTGAATCCTCCTAGAAGGTGAATGATGAAATGCTTAATCTTTTTCATTGTATTCTTGTATTTGTATTCCGTATAATCTTGCTTCACGCTCCAGGTGTTCGCTTCTGCGTGTACTTTGGTTGTAGTACATTACGTTAGGATTCCTGAATAGTGGGCGATATCCGTATTTTCGCTTCATGTAGCTTCGAAGCAGTATCTTGTCCCTCGTTGAAGCATTTTCTTTGAATACGCGGGTCAATGGTTGCAGACCCATCCTCATGCGGCGTCTGTCTCTTTCGAGCGTCTGGTTACGTGTTTCAAGACTTCGCTGCAGACGCAGTTTCTCTTTGCGTTTTCCGAAACGTTGCACGCTTGGTATTCCCTTTTTGAACGTGCCAGGATAATGCTCATCTGGGTGCTGCTCTCTCCATTCGTGGTGCAGCTCCATTGCTTTATTTCGCTGTGCCTTGTATTCGGTAATCTCGTTGACTTCCTTTGCCTTCTCGAGTGCTTCGCGTGACGTTCTGTTCATGAATTGTTTAGACTTCTTCAGACCTAGTTCTCTGGCCCTGCGTAGCATTGTCCGCTCGGATATGAAAAGGCATTCAGCAAGAACTTTGTTCTTGGTGTGATTGAAATGCTGTATGAGATACCGTTGCTGTTTATCGTCGAGTTCTATCTTTGTTTTCATGTCAGTTTCTCATAAAAAGAGGGCATGGAACCTCGTCCATTTCCACCACGCTGAGTGTGATGTTGTGGGGTACTTCGGTGATGAATCTCTGGCATCTCATGCAGTGCGAATGCTTAGTTTCGGAATTTCCGAAACAGTAAGTGATGTCTGTTTTCATTTTTCAAAAAGTAATGAAAATCCTGTTGCGATGTCTCCCCATCGGAAGGTGAATACTATCGAGAACGATATCCTCCTGGAAATGGCCAGGGTGATGTTTGGCAGGAGATAAAAGACGTCGTCTCTTACTCTTGTAGGCGTAAAGACTGAAATGGTCATTTTTGTTCAAAATTAATCTGTTGCTGTCCTGCTATTTTTGCCTCTGTCTCTCTGATGATCTCGTCGCATTTCCGCTCGAGCTCCTGTGATTTGGTGAGCCATTCCTGTGACCTGGTCTTGAAGTAACAGATCTGTGCAGTTCGCATCTGCTTTACCAGGTCATAGAACTGCCTTGCTTTGGCGTTCTGCAGCTTGTGGCTGTCTGCCCACTGTACGCCATAAGATATACCGTCCTGAGTTTCTTTTGGTGGCAATACGTTCGTCTGCTGTGCATATCCTTCGATGGCCTTCTCGCATCGTTGGTAGATGTCCATGTCATTCATTGTCGTTATTGTTTTATCCTACGTTGTTAAACATCGAGCAGCTCTTTATTTCTGCTCCTTCGCTGGCTGTTTTCTGCTTCTTTGCGGCCTGGCGCTCCTTGATCTTCTGCATTTTCTTCTTGGCCTGCTTGGCGAAGTTCGGCTGCTGTCGGTTTCTTTCTCTCTCCAGCTGCTCTCTTTTACGCTTCTTCTCGGCCTTGGTCTCTCGTGCCTTCACGAGACTCGCTATGCGATTTTCTCTTGTTCGCTTGTCTCGTTCTACCTTCTCTGTGTAATCCTTGAGCTCCTGTTGCTTAATCTTAACCAAGTCAAAACGACAGCTCTTGTTCAGTCGCTTGATCTCCTGCTTCAGACGTGTAATTATCACCTCCTGGCTCTGCTGCTGACGAAAGTTCTTGATAATGTCCTGTAGTGCCGTAATACATTGCTCTGCCTCTTCTGGCCTACAATGCTTTGAGAATCCTGCCATCGCCTGGTTGACCAGATCTACAGCGTCGTGGCAGCTATCCATGAGCGTGCCGAGAACAGATCCTATGTTCTTGATGTTGCCGTAGTATTCGAAGACCATCGATGAGTTGTCTCCGTTTGGCTTTGCTCCGATGAACACCCCCATTGTACCAGGATAGGTCTCATTCATGGATTCTTTCCATGCTTTTGCCATATCTGCGAAAGGCATATTTTTTCGCACTTCTTCGTTCTGCTCTTCGATCGTCATGTTCAGGAATTCCTTCTTCTCTTCATCGAGTTTCTTCTGGAGGTTCTCCTTTATCATCTGCTGTGATGATTTCACAGCGAGCGACTGTACTGTAAACTCTTCTACGTCGACCATCTGTCCTGGCTTTTTGCCTCTGAGGTCCACAAATTTAGCTCTTATATTAGTTCCCATTTTTTTTCAGTTTCTTAAATTCTTCGTATGAGATTGCCTGTTCAGCATCCTGCGTCTGTTTATCGATCTTCTCCTTGGTCTCGCGCCAGGATCTGCTGCTGTAGCTTTCCGCTTGTTTCTGTGCCTTTTTCGTGGTTTTATTCTCGGTTGATTCTGCCTTGTTTCCGTATCCGTTACGCTCCCAGACACGGACTTGTGCCTTCCAGTCCTTGATCGGCTGACCGCCTTTCTGCACCCATCCGTTGGCCTGGTACACTGAGTAGAACTGCTCTGCATCTACATTCAATCCTTTTGCAAGGATATAATCCTTGACATCCTGGAGAGAAGGCGCGAGCGCGATGCCGCATTGCGGCTTTTCTTTTAACGCGCTCTCTTTAGAGAGTGTGTTATTCTTTTTGTTACACATAGGGTTTAAACCCTTTAACACATTCTCATTCTCATTCTCATTCTCATTCTCAGTTCCATTTGTTCCATTTGTTCCATTTGTTCCATTTTGGGACATTTGTTCCATTTGTTCCAAATTTCCTTTTTGTTCCTTCGAATTCTTGCGAGTGTACTGGTTACCGTAGTGTTTCTTTCCGGCCTCTGCTCGCTTGGCCTTCTTCTCTTCGAACCGTTCCTTATCCCGGTCGATGTCCTTCTTGATGGCCTCGAAGAAGTACTTAGCTGCCAGCGGAAGTTCTAGCTCCTGGTCATTGAATGCATAGGCGTCGATGGCTCTTCGCACCTGGAGTTCCATCTCAGCAGGCATGGTCTCGATGATGTCAGACCAGTCCTTGTAGAAGACGTAAGTGATCCTTTGATCGTTCTTTGTTCCCATTTGTTCTTTGTTATGTTGTTTTACGTAAAAATGTCCCATTGTGCAACCAAACCATTTACAGAACCCCTCTAAAACTGCGACAATTTGCGCGTGTTGCGTTTTCTTTCGTAAATCGATTAGTTTATCGTCTGCGCGTCAAAAATCGCAACAGGCGCAAATTATCGCGTTTTTTACATTTCGATGATTACGAGGTCTGACGCGATGGTCCGGATGCGATCGAGTTCCTTGTTGATGATTTCGTCGCGTGAACTCTCTACCTGGTCGTTGATGGCAGGCGACTTGAGCTGCAGCAGGATCTTACCGTCCACGATATCTACATCAAACTCGACGTTGTACTTCTCAGCCGGAGCTCCCTTGAAGATCGGGATGCAGATATCAAAGCTCTTTGGCAGGTTGTGCTCCACGCTCTGCTGGTAGAACTCTGTGCGGCTTCCGGTATAGGTGTCCTTGGTCTTCTCGTAGTCTGCATTGATCTTGGCTTTGATGTTCTTGAGAATGCTGACCAGTACCATGTTCTCTTCCAGGTCATGGAAGATACTTCGGTTCAGTCGGAAGAAGGCCGCGAGCTTCTGCGGGTCGATCCATGAGTCCTCTTCGTTGATGTGAAGTCGCTTGAAGATTTCAGTAAACTGGATACTTCCTATAACTGTGCTTCGCTGCATGATATGGTCGTTGATGGCTGCGTTGTAGGTCACATCTTCGTCGATATGCTCTGCCAGCGATACATGGCAGTTGCGCTCGTTAAGGATGAGCTTGATGGCTCCCTGCTCTCGCATAACCTCGACGCGTGCGTTGTGCTGTTCAATGTCTTCTACTCGCTTCTCGAGCCAGTCTGCTGGAGCGCTGATGATGCCTGCGATGTTGAAGGCCTCCGGAATCTTCGCCTGGATGGTTTCCAGTCGATCCACCGGATTGTCTTCTCTGTAGATGATCTCTATAGGCTTCTCACCTGTGTAGTTTTCTATCTTTACCATGATTGGCTGCTTTTCGTTGTTCTCAATCATAACGATATGTTTTTTGAAATAGTATAACTTTCAGTAAATAAATATTTTACATGTTTGCCGCTTCCTTGAAAGCGTCGCTAATATGCAGCTGATTGTCTTCCTTGGTCATGCGTCGCTGCTCTACCAGATTACCGTCCTCGTCATAGAATCCGACCTCCTTGGCTTCGCGGTCGATGATCTTGTAGAGCTTGCCTTCGATGTACTCTCCGTTGCTCTTGATTTCTTCAAGAATCTTGTTCTTCTCTTCCTGGAGTGGTGACATACGGTTCTTGATGCTGATCTTGAATGCATCGAGCTCTTCTCTTATCTCTGCGAGCTGGATGTCAATCTCTGCGTTGCGCTTCTGGCGCTGATGCTTCTCTGCCTGTGAGAACTTTCGCGTATAGTGGCCAAGGGTCACCTGCGATGCGTTGTCCTCTAGCATCTCGCGTCTTGCTTCTTCGTTGTAGTTCTGAAATATCTGCTGTTGCATTTCTGTAAGTATTAAAAAGTGAAGTCTCGTGCCACCTCACACGATGGTAGTCTTCCCCACTGCCTGGACGCTTATTTAATCAAATAGCTAGCTGCCGACTTTCTTGTGCCCTGCGAAAATGCGACTATTCCGAGGCTATGCAATTCCTACGCTATCACTTAGGTCGGCGGCTTAAGCTAGAATGGTGTCGAGTCGAATGCGATATCCAGTCCTTTGGTTGCGACCGTTACGTTCTTTCCTGTGCTTGCTGTCACCTTCTCCTGGAAGCTCACCGGGTCTCCGTCTCCTTCGCTCAGGTGTAGAAGGATAATGTTGTTCACCTTCGTGAGATCGTTAGCCTGAAGCGCTTCTATGCAGGTGATCACGCTCATGTGACTGCTGCGAATTCTGTCCTTCAGTGTATCAGGTATGTCTTCCCTTGCGTAGAGCAGATCCTCGTCGTAGTTGCATTCAATCATGACGTTCGTCAATCCTGCAAAGGTGTTTGGCAGGCAGAAGGTATCTGTGGCAAACAGCATGGTACCTGTCTCTCTGTTGTGGATGAGGAATCCGCAAGGCTCAGCTGCGTCGTGTACGGTGTTGAATGGCAGTATCGTGAATCCTCCGATCTTCTGTGTCTTCTGGATCTCTACGGGTACTGGCCTGGTGACCATGTGGCTCAGCCTGTGCCGTAGCAGGATCTGCTCTCTGGTTCCGGGTGTCATATACGTCTTGATTCCGTGGCTGAGCACCTCTTTGACGAACTTGGCGTGATCTCCATGTTCGTGTGTTACCAGACATCCTTTGATTCTTCCTATCTTACCGCCCAAGGCGCTGAGTACCTCTCTGAATGGTACCCCTGCCTCGAGCATTAGTATTTCTTCATCGTTGTAGAGCAGGTAGCCGTTGCCTTTGCTGCCGCTTCCAAGGACTTTCAGTCTCATTCTTCTCTATGTTTAGAAACCAGGACCTTTGGCTGGTTCTGCGTTATTCTTTGCTGCCTGTCGCCATGCTGCTTCGCTGTTCTGCGCTGCCATGTTCATGGCCTGCTGCTGGCTCTGTGGCTGAGCAGGTTCCAGCGCGATGACGCCACCCTGGTTGGCTGCGGCTATCGGAGTGCTGCTTTCCTCGTCTGCGTCTCCGAGGTCGCATCCTGTGAGATACTCGTACAGGCTCTTCTTGGCTCTGCGCTCAGCCTTGCCTCTGAGCTGGTCTGCGCTGCTGTAGCTATCCTTCTTGACGGTGGCGATGAAGGTGTAGCCTCCCTTATCTCCGTTCATGTCGTAGTTGATCTTGCATGGGATCTCAGCAAATGGCGCCTCTGGCTTCTGCTGATCCTGGCCTACGCTGATCATGTACTTGCATCCAATGTTCTTCAGCAGTGCTGTGTATCCTTCCTTGGTTGGGTACATGCGGCCTGCGATGATATTGAACTGGTTGCCTGTCGGCATGAGTCCGTAGCTGATGGCGTCGATGAGACAGTCGCGGATGACCGATGAGTCGTATGGCTTCGGTGCTACTCCGTTCTTCCCTGGTCGGCTTGGATCCTTGTCTGTGCGGAATCCGATCGTAGTGTTCATGAGCGGCTCAAAGACGGCCTTCATAACCTCATCGCTGAGGGCCTCACGCAGCTGCTGCACTACGCATACGGCCTGGAATGCTGCGCATGCGTTGTCCTGAAGGCTCATAGACTTGGCAGTCTGGCATGCTACTGCGAATTTCTCCTGCATCTTGACGACTGCAGGACCGAGTACTTTGTTCTGTAATTGAACAATTGCGTTCTCTTCCATTTTTGTTCTTTGTTTAATGGTTAAAACTTTGCTTTTTTAACTATCTCTATATCCTGCTTCAGGATGTCGATTGCGAATGTCTTACTGTCTCCTACGAGGACTTCTCCTGTTGCCAGAGTAATGTTAAGCATTACCTCATGCAATGACTCGAGTCCGACCTCTGGTGATGTACAATTCTCTTTAATGATGCCAAGAACTGCATTCCTGAGCATCGTTGTCAATTCTTCTTTTTCCATTGTTCTTTGTATTTTGTTGTTATTGTTTTCAAAAAAAACGTCGTGCCTGGCTCCCGTCTGTCACGACGCATAATGAGTCAGTAGTAATCACTTATTTGGTAAGAAGATTGATCTCTTTTCTATCCTCGACCTTAAGTATGATCTGTTGCGCTGTACCTGGATTGTAGATATGCAGGCTCTTCTCTGCTCCGTCTATGAACATCGGGGCTGAAACCTGGAAGGCTTCGCTGAGTGCGCTTGCTACATCAATGCCTGCGTTGAGCTTTCCTGCGTCGTTGACGTCGTTATACCGTACTCCGTTCAGCATGCAGATGCAGGCTGGTATCTCTTCTCCGTTCACCTGTCGCATGAACATCTGCCATGTCACCAGATGGAACCTCTGATTTACCCTCGAACCCACAAGCTCTGTCTTGGCAATCTCAAAGGCTGCAATGTTGCTTCGCTTGTATTCGAGCTCTGCCTTCTGTTCGCCCAGCTCTGCCATCTCGTTCTCGAGTACCTGTATTCTCTCTTCGAGCTGCGATATGGTGATTCTTGAGCTCTTCTTGAGTCCGATCTGCTTGATCTTTGACAGCAGCTCATCCTTCCTTGCGTCGTAGCTTGAATCTACAAGCGGATGCACCTCCTGGATCTCTGCTGCTCGTCTGCTCAGTGCTTCGATCTGCTTGCCTATCTCGATGCATTCTTCGATATCCTCTGCTTTAATTGTAGAGATCAGCGCTCGCTTCGGGAATGTTGCCATGACCTCGCTGTGCCTTTTCATGATATCGTCTCTGTCTGCTTTTCGTTTTACATATCCTTCCTGGATCTCGTTGAATTTCTTCTGCCCGTCCTTGACCTGCTCCACAAGCTCTGCCTTCTTGACGTTGATGTCCTTTCCCTGTGCTGCGATGTCTGCCATGCGCTTCGCCCTCTCTTCACTGAACTTGACAAATGCTTCGCCCTGGTTCTGGTCGTACTTGCTGCATGCATGACCGTCTCCGCAGAGGTGGCCGTAGAGCGGGCACTTGAGATATTCTTCTGCCTGGAAGGTCTGAGCATTGCAATCCATCCATTCTGCCCGTAATCGCTCGAGTTTTGCGTCGTATGCTTCGATCGCGCGTCTGGTGCTGCGTAGTCCCATGTCGATTGTAGCCTGCTGTCTCTCGCAATTATTTCGGTCCGTCGTTTCCTCTGTGCTGATGAACTTCAGCGCCTGCTCGGCCTCGTTGTACTTGGCGTTGGCTTCGTGGATCGCATTCCGCTCCTGGCTCTGTCTTTCCTGGAGGATCTGCTGCTGCTTGAGTGTGAGGTCCGAGATCAGCTTGCTCAGATTTGCCTTCTCTGCGTTGGCTGCGTTATACACCTCCATCTCGCTCTTATGAGCGTCGGTGATCTCGTTAAGCTCCTTTGCGAGTGCATCCTCTTCTGCCTGTAACGCATCCATGTCAGGCGATTCAGGCATGGCTCTGTGAACTTCGTCGATGCGTGCTGGTATGCTGCTCATCTCTTCATTGACCTTCTTGAGTTTCGCGTTGATCTCTCGCTTGTACTCTTCCAGGCTCTTTCCGGTCATATCCAGAAGCAGCTGTCGCATCTCCGGTGATTCTCCGGCTACCTCTGCATCGCTGATCTCTCCGGCCATGTTCATGAGCATCTCTCGCTGTTTCTCCCATGGCAACTGCAGGAAGGTGTAAGGTGAAGTGATGAGCTTGAAGACGTCCTCGCTGATGACCTCCGAGACCTTGGCGTTGTATTCGCTCTGCTTGAGTGGTACATCGTTCCAGTAGTATGCTGTAGTGTTTCCCTTGAGGTTGTCGTCCTGGTCGTACTTCGGTGTGAGTACTCTGCGGAAGGTCTGCAATGCTTCGTCCACCAGAATGGTGACCTGCACCTCATGATCTACGTGCGGTATCTCGTTTCCTTCTGCATCTACGGTCTTGATGAGGAACTTCTGATCACTCTGTCCTATTGAGTTTTTTCCCCACAGGCACCAGAAGAACGCGTCCACGATCGTAGTCTTTCCGCATCCGTTCGGTCCGCTGATGATGGTCTCCTGGTCTCCAAAGGTTACCGACTTGTTCCTGGCTCCCTTAAAGTAGTGGAGGTCCATCTGTTTGATTGTAACTCGTTTCATGTTCTTTGTATGTTTTTGTTTTATCCCATCTGCATCCAATAGTTGATGATCTCTTCTCCGGTGTAGATCTTCCGGTGTGAACTCCTGGCAAAGCTGCAGTTGATGTCTTCGCTCTTTGTATGTCTCAGCAGTGTGCTTCTTGATATTCCCAGGATCTCTGCGGCTTTCCCTATAGGGTAGCGGTCACTTCTGTTGACCTTTGGCTTCTGTGTTGTCATTCCGTCTGTGCGTTAACTGGCTGTGTCGCTCCCATCTCAATGCAGATGGTTCGCACGCCAGGTGTTGTCATTCCAAGCTCATCTGCGATGCATACAAAGATGCGGTTGTCGCTTGCTCCAGGGTGCTTCTCTCTCAGTTTCTTGTAGCGGTTTACGACGTCTTCGCGTCGCTTCGCAATCATCTTTTCGTGGTCTGTTCTGATATCTTCCATAAAGTTCTTTTTATGTGGTCTTGGGAGACCATCTGTTTAATACTTGTTTCTAACATAAAGTGTATATATCTCTTTCTTGTGCGAGTAGCAGAAGATGTTCCATTCATGCACCCATGCCTTCCAGCTCTCCGGTTTGTGGCTTCCCTTTGGTGTTTTAATGGCGAGTGTGCTCGATGCTTTGATGAATTGGTTGACCAGTGCCTTGGCGCAGCTTTTGTCGCCTCCCTGGATCCGGTTGATCCTGTCCTGCATCTTCATCGTTACCTTGCACAGCTCCATCTCTGCCTTGAGCTCTGTTATTCGCTGTTCCAGGTTCGTCATCTGCTTATTTCTTTGTTACCAGTACCACGCTCGATACAAAGGCTGCAAATCCTACTACTGCAGGAACCATCGCCATCGCTGTCTGGTAGTAGTACAGTATGCCGAATAAGCATACTACGCAAACCATGATAAGGATACCTGCGATAAAAAATCTCAATGCGGTAAAAAGGATGTCTTTCATATTGTGTATTTATTGTGGGAGGGTTGCCCCTCCCGGTTGTTGTCAGATGTTGTTTAATACGTCGATCAGATCTTCGCGGTCAATCTCCCAGAGGTTATATCCTCTCTTCATGATCTCTGCCAGGTATGGTGCTCGTCCACCCATGAGGCGTATAGCCTTCATTCTCGCGTTGCTGCTGCTCATCTCATGTGCCTCTGTGATCAGGAAGTCGATCATCTCCTTTCGCTCGATGTCGTGCTTCTCCATCATCTGGATTCGCTCCCTGGACTCTTCCATGTTCTTTGACTTGACTCTTTTCAGCTCCTTGTGTAAATACTCGATGATAGCGCTGCTGTGGTGCTCAACAAGATCCTCGCAGAAGGCCACCTTATCCATACCGTCACCCGTTGCCATGTAGAGTGCTTCATACTCTTTGTAGTCCTCTGGATCGACCACCCATCCGGTCAGTTTCTCGAATTCCTGCTGATTCATAATGTTCCCTTTTTTTTGTTAAAAATATTTAATATCTCTTTTGAAATGTTCTTTGATTGCGAAAAACTAACTACTTTTGTAATGATTTTTGATTGCGCTTTTGAGTTTGCTTTCGTTTTTCGTTTGCAAAGATAAATCAAAATATCTCAAAATACAACCAAAAGTGATATAAAGAGATATTTTTAATAGAAATAATTGTTATTTACATCTCTTTTGCTATGTGCATATATCACAAATGAGATTTTGCTATTTTGTTCACCATTAATTGTTAGCCTCTTATGAAATTGAAAAATTTAAGAAAGGATTTGGGTTTAGCTCAAAAGGATATAGCTGTTGTTTTCGGTTGCAAGCAAAATCATATATCATCTATTGAAACTGGAGCGAGGTCAATTACGCCATTACAGATTCGCTTGCTTATTGAAAAGTACGGTTTTGACGTTGTTGCGAAGTATGCTGATCCTTCTGAGCTACCTTCTTCTGTCGTCTCTGTTACCGCTCCTGTGATCCATGGCAATAACAACCCTGTCAATGGTTCCGGCAATCAAACCGTCACTACTCCTTCTCCGGATGCCGAGCTGCTCTCTGTTATGAAGGCCCAGTCTGCTCAAATCACGACGCTCCTGGAACAACAGGCCCGTCTTATATCTCTTCTGGAATCTAAAAATTAAAAATGTTCGCGCGTATGAAAAAGTTATTTTTCTCTCTGCTTTGCTTCTTTGCTTCTATTGTTTCTTGTTCTAATGATGATTCTACCAATAGCAAGCCTGAGTTTATTGAGGTTACTGCTGCTGAACTTGTGGCTAAAGGTAAGATTTTTGAAAGTTCAAAATTTATATCATTCAACACTGAAACCCATTTAACCGTTTACTTCTATAAGCATAACTCTACAAAAATCGATACTTACAGATCTTATTCCTACTTCATCTCCGGTCGTGAGTTCCATGTCTCTAAAACTGTAAACAACCAAGAAGTAGAGTATGTTGGTGATATCTGCAGAATTAATAAGCCAGGGTCAAGTTTAGATGGTAAAATAGCTATAGGAAATAATAAAAATGAACACAACTTACCAGATGACCTCTTGGGTTACTATTAATATCGCTTAGCTATGGATGAACTTGAAGAGACGCGTCGCCTGCTACGCGAAGTCACAGAGCTCCTGAAGCTCGAAAAGGAGGCTCATATTAAGGACGTCAATGAGATATGGTCCTTCTGTGCTAAAATGCTGCAGCACCATGATTCGATGTCCTCTGATGTCCACCTTCTGCTGAAAGAATCCGAGGAGCGTATGGGTACCACAAATAGGATGGTGCATGACCTGTCCGACAATTGTAGGAAACTGGTAGAGATAAACAGAGCGTTGCGTGACTCGTATGTCACCCAGTTTGAAAGCTCGCAAAAACAAAACGAGCACCTCCTGGAGGAGAATGCCCGTTTGATGAAGGAAAACGAGGCGTACTACCTCGCGTTGAAAAATGAAAGGGAAAGAAACGACAAGATCATGTCTTCGATGGTTTCTTTCCTGTGCGGTGGCTCTCGTCAGCCGCTTGTAAATATAGACCAAAAAACAAACGATAAAAATGGAGGTTGATTATACTTCAAGTGATATATCTCTTCGGATCCTGCAGCTGATACGCTATAAAGGATTCGACTCAAACGCTGCCTTTGCCGAATTTATGGGTTGGTCCAGGCAGTACTTGAACAATCTTTTAGCTGGTAAGACGATCGGTCTTTCCGTCGTCACTTCTCTTTGCATCAAGTTCCCCGAGATCTCTGCCAGGTGGATCCTTCTCGGTGAAGGTATCATGCTCGATCTCACCAACCACATGACTTCGCTTCGTTCCTGGGTTACGCTCTCCGATTTCATCCACGTCATGACTCCGGAGGATCGCGCCAAGATTGATGCAGGTAAGTCCTGGACGCTCGAAGATCTCAAGCGTTGGGAGTGTGCTCTTCTTGACTATCAGGCAAGCGTTCGCAATCGTATGTCAAAACTGGAGAAAATTGAGCAAAATGGCTAGTTGCGTGCAAATTGCGTGTTTACATTATTATATCCGCGTTATTCATATTTGATTATCAGATACTTAAAAATATATCGCACACTACTACTTAGTATGTATATATTTTCTCGCTCAAATAACCGTTTCACGCTATACAGGCGCTATTCTTAGGTTTTTTTAAAGTTTTATAATACATTGCGCAATCAATTTATGATTCGTTTTGTAGCAAATTGCACACTTGTGTTGCAAATCGCGTGCAAATGGTGTGCATAATAATATAGCTTCTATGGTTACAACTAAGTTCTATCTGGATAAGCGCTCAGTAAAGTCTGGAGGGTATCCACTAAAGATCCGAATATCTGTTAAACGAGAGGCTGCGTATATCTCGCTTGACTTGACGCTACCTGCAGAACAATGGGATCCAGTTCGCCAGGCTGTTAAGAAAAACTGCAGTAATGCCAGAAAACTGAACGAATACATCTCAATCCGAAAGGCTCAAATCGACGAATGTATCCGTGGCCTTATCCTGGATGGTTCTTTGTCTCATGCTACAGCGATCTCTGTTCGTGACGCAGTTATTAATAAAATGTATGACCATAAGATTAGCGTGTCGTTCCTGGAACATTATGAGTCGTTCAAAAATTCTCACAAAAATCCTCGTACTATAGATATATACAAATCAGCAGAATCAAAGATGAAGGCTTTTGACTGCGATCTTGAAATCCTTAAACTCGAAGATATCAACAAGAAGTGGCTGAACGATTTTTCCGACTGGATGTCCAATAGCGGCGAGGTGTGTATTAACACGAAGAACCTGTACCTGCGTTGCATCCGTGCTTGTATAAATAATGCCATCGATAATGATCTCATCTCTACCTATGCGTTTCGTAAGTTCAAAATGAAAAACGTAGAAACGCGAAAAAGAAGCCTAAGCCCTGAAGATCTTATGTCTATCTTCTCCGCTGAAGTTTCTCCACATAAACAAAAGTATATAGATACCTTCAAACTCATTTTTCTTCTTATCGGAATTAACATTGCCGATCTACTAAACTTGAAGAAAAGCGACTATAATAATGGCCGAATTACATACTACAGACACAAGACGAACCGCTTGTACGATATCATTGTCCTTCCGGAAGCAAAGGAAATCATTGACCGCTATCAAGGATCATCTAATCTCCTGGTTTTTACTGAAGGCCGTAAGTCATACCGTGCTTTCGCCAATTCGCTAAACACCTGCATTTCTGAAATAAACAAAAATGTGACCTCGTATTATGCTCGTCATTCCTGGGCGACTATCGCCGCGTCTTTAGATATCCCCAAGGAGACAATCGCAGCAGCTCTTGGCCATGGTAGTCACTCCGTAACGGATATATATATCAATTTTGACACGAAAAAGGTAGATGAAGCGAACCGCAAGGTGATTGACTGGGTACTTTATGGTAAACGCGACTAAATTCTCCTAATTTTTCCACACGCTGCGTTTATCTTCTCATGTGTGTACTTGTCTCACCTTTGTACTAACAATCGAACACGCGCAAAATATCGCCGTAATCCGCAAAAAAAACTCACGCCCCAGGGAACTTAGGACGTGAGCGACAGCATCCAAAGGTCCGGATGCCATACAAAGAACGGTGCAAAGATAGCGCTTTTGTTTCAGCTATCCAAATTTTTTCCGTTCTTTTTTACAAAATACACATTATATAACCATGAAACGTCATTGTTTCTTGTTTTCGTGCATGGCTCTCATGTAGTGCCATACCTTTCCTTCCGGTGCGTCTTCATCCGTGAAGTAGAACCTGTAGGCGTCTTCCAGGATGGTACCCTCGTCTTTGGTCTTGCACATATCTGCGTAATAAGAGTTGAATGCTACGTATTTGTCGCAGTCTGTAGTGCCTGCCGGGAATGTCTTACCTGCTGTTGCTTCCAGGATCTGTTCTTTCGACCAATGAGCACCAGTATGCTGTCTTCCGTCTTTCCCGGTCCAGTGCATCTGTTCGATGTCCCATTCCGCAAATTCTGGTGAATAGTGACCTCCGTAGAGTATCTCGTGCTGATCGCGCATAAATTCCCAGTACGCCTTGCTGTCGTAACCCTTGAGCTTGCAGAGCATCTCGCTGATGTTACCGACGCTCTCATGCATCATTCTTTCGCTTCCGTGTCCTCGCTCTTGTGCGAGATCCACCATTTCCTTGTACGTCATTGCTTCTGAGTATTAATGGTTGTACATTAGGCCGGAAACGTAGGCGTGATTGTAATAGCCTGGTTAATGACAACCTGCTTCGCAAAGTTGCTGCAGCAGTTCACTTTTCGCAGACCTACTACAGGAGTCCCTAGTGTATATACTACGGTTGGTACTCCAGATCCTGTGAATCCATCAGTGAAAGTCTCCGCAAATTGACGTACTATTGCGTTCGCATTTCCTAGAGGTGTCCATGTAATTGTTCCTGTCACCTTGGTCGTGATCTGCGCTGTACCGTCTGGGTTCGTGATACTCTTTGCTGATGCGCTTACCGTAACGATTGGCTGATTCTCGCTGAGTATGCATTGTGGTGGGCATACTCCCTCTGTCAGAGCCATCATGTATTCATGCTCCGTCGCCGAGATTGTTATAGGAGTTAGCTCGATCATAATCTTTCGTTTTTTAGTTAGTCGGTCTTGACCACGTACTCATCCGCTTCTTCCATAGGCAGGTTTATATCGAGCAATCTCTTCAAGACCTGGAGGTCGTCTTCGTTAAACGTTACGTTTCCTTCAAACAACTTGATCTCTCCTTGTTCGATAGCTGTATCTACGATCCTGTGCGCAATGGCTGGTAGCTCTTTGTCCGGGTATCCGCTGATCATGCTCTGGATCACTGGCTCCATTACCTTGCTTCCAACCTTGCTCAAGAAAGGTGATAGCTCTTTGGCCATGGACCAGTTCGGCCCAACCCATCCCGTAGACCTTACTTTGTTCTGTATCGCGTTGAGCGCAGGTATCGCCATGATTCTCTCCATGCCGATCTGTTCTACTGCTGGCTCAAGCCATTTGGCGATGACCGCCGATAGTTTCTGTGCGTTTGAGTACATGGTCATTTCCGTTTTTTAATTATTACTGAGCGCATGGGCATCCGCAGCATGTGTTACATACATTTCGCTGTGGTATTACCATCTGCGAGAGGCTTTGCAGCTGAGTGATCTGTCCCTGAAGGTTGGCAATGGTAGCCGTGTTGGTACCGTTGTAGACAGCCTGCTGCATATTGATTGCTGCCTGCTGCTCATGCTCCTGGTGGATGCGCTCTGTCAAGCTCTCAAACTTTGCGTTGAAACGATCTGTGAGATTGTTGGCTTTGTCGTTGAGTGCATTGAATACTTCCACCAGCTTCTTATCTGTGTACTGGTCTGCCTTCAGGTTCGCAATCTCGCAGTCCTTTGCCTGGAGTGCAAGCATCATGTTTGCCTCGTAGCGTGTCACTGGATCGTTCTCGCTCGCGCCAGATGTGCTGATAATGTTAGTTCGGTTGTTTCCTCCGAAGAGACCTCCAAGAAGGCCGCTGCCTCCGTTCATGAGTCCCAAAGCTGTCCCGGCGATGCCAAGACCCAAAGCTGTGCCACCTACGCCCAATCCGGTAACAGACTTTGTAGTTCCGTCCTGTAATTTAATGTCCATAATTCGATGTTTTATTGATTGCTTTATCCTCCTTCCGACCGCGCGAATCTTCAGGATTTGCACTGCAAAGGTACGGTGTTTTTCTATCTGCTCAGCGAAGTGTGAAAACAAAAAATAAACGACTGAAAAAGAGGATATTATTATTCCAATTTCCGAAAAATGGAAAACAAAAAGCAGAATGTATCCCTACATCCTGCTCTACATTAATAACTAATTATCACAATACCTATGTTACCCCTAACTGAAATTTGATAGCAATGTCTTAAGTCTTTCATCAACGTGGCTTATCTCGTCTCTGTCCACATATCCTCCTGCGATCAGTCTTTCGTCGATCTTAAACAGATCGTGGCTCATCCAATATTCCCTGTTGTCTCCGCTGTCGTGCATCTTACCTCTCGGTATGGCTCCTGCTCTAATCCAGTTTCGTATGGTCCTGTCCGTTACTCCGTATCTCATAGCCAGGTCTCCGATGTACTGGATATGCGTCTGAGGACTGCTTGCTACTTTGAGCAGTCGTATGCAAGATTCCATCTGCTCGTTGCTTAACACTACGCTGTTGTACATCCTGGATTCTGAGTCACAAAGCTGTTCTCCAATGGCTTTGAATATATGTCCGAGTATAACCTTGTTGTCCATTATTTTATCTTTTTATAGAGTATGAAGAGTCCGTAAAGAATTAACGCCACGAATCCTGCCTGAGCAATTTTTCTGATGATGTCGCTGATCCGCTCTTCTGCGATTGTCTCTGCCTGTTTGTTGTAACTTGTTTCTTGTTTATGCACCTTCTCTATGTCCTCTGTTTTTTCTTCTATGCTTTGTTCTTCTACAGAGTCGGTAGTTTGTATGTCATAGCTGATGTTTGCCGTGTCACGTCGTTCTATGTCGATCAGTAGCGGGTTTCCTTCCTTCGATGTGTCGTAGATCTTTATCTTAGTCCATTCGCTGCTAGATGCATCTGCAAGAATGCGCTGAGCGGTCCATCGTTCTATTTCCTGGATTGCCTTTACGTTTGTCACCTTGTGCAGGCTGTCATTATTTTGCTCGTGTTCGCTTATCTCTACCTTACGTTGTGTCTTGCACCCACAAAGGAATATAAACGCAACACATGCCATTAAAATGGCTATTCCCCGTTTCATACTTTATATTTTCTTGTTATGATGTAGGTGATTTTCTCCTTTTTCCTGTGAGCTTCCTTGAAAGCGTTATATATTCTCTCAAAGGTAATCTTGCTATTGATAACCTTTCCTACCTCCTTGTTTTCGCCAACTATGATACAACCTGCAGAGCTGTTTTCGTCAATTCCGCAATGAATGAGCACTCCCTCATATCCTTTCACGTTCTCCAGCCTTGGAAGATAGCCACGGCAGAAATTAGCATAGTATTCTTTCTTGCTGAATTTAGGACTCACTATATCCATCCGTACATTGTACATTCCGGTTGGTATGGCAGTCTTTGCGTATATCTTGATGGCTTGAATATCTTCCTTTGCCATACTCCAATCCAGGCCTCTGTCGTAGTCCTCTATGGCATCATGGCTGTATTTCCCGTTTATATAGACATGGCTGATACAATATGCCCGTCCGGATCCTGGCTTGTGGACGTTTGCCACTCTAATCTGTTCTACTTTCATAGTCGTTGGCTTTTTTCTGTTCTACTTGCTTCATTACTTCCATAAGCGCTTGTGCTAGATCTTCCTTGTTCTTGATGATAACGCCCATGGTATTTGTTGCTTCTCGTATCTGTTCCTTGGTTGCAGATTTCTCCAGGACGCTCTTAAATTCGCATGATATGCAGAATGCTGCCCAGCACATCGAGAATGGTGGAAATGTAAACAGTGTCGCTGCCAGGAAATCTGCGAAACTCAAACATAGCATTGGCAAGAAGTAATGCTGTGCTTTTGTGCATGTCTTTCGCAGTCCTGTGCTTGTTGTTGCCTGTCCGGACTTGATGGCCTTGTATAGTCCTGCTGCAAGGTCTATCAAACACGCACCAAGCGTCGCTGCATAGGTGATAACGAGCCATGTCGTCATGCTAATTAGATTGCTTTCCTGGATGAGGTCTATAATGTGTTTCATTGCCTGTGTAATTTATTGATTTAGTTTGCAATATGCGCTGCAAAGATAGCACTTTTTTTTACAAAAAACTATTTTAGTTGGTAAACTTTTTAATTTACTTGCTTTTTATCCCATTTTAACAAAAAAAAGAATGAAGGCAAAGAAAAAATGTTTTTCAATGCCTTCATTTTACTTTTTATTATTCGCGTTTCCACACTCTCTGTAGTCTCAGTTCCATAGTTATACAACATAACACCACCCGCACATACACGCCGCCCCTATCGTACCTGCAATCGCGTCCCACCAGTCGCACTTGTTCCCTTCTTCGAAGCTGTCAAACAGCTCCTTTGTGCAGCTTATCATCCACACAAACACGATTCCAAGAATGGTGTATTCTTTCCCAAACGGAAGCAGCATAGCATCGATGGCTGCTCCCGTTGTAAAGTGCAGCGCCTTGTCTGCCCCAATTTTCTCAATGAGTTTTGTAATCGCTTTCATTTTCATTTTTTAATGGTCCAACCTTTCGCACTACATGCGGTAATCTGGTCTGATGTCACCTTTGCGTATGTGTTCGCAGAAAGCTGAATCGTTCCTGCTCTTGATAATGCTGTTAAATCTGGAAGGCAGTTCAAGAATGCTGTTATCTCTTCTTCATTCACCCAACTTCTTAAAGAAAACACTGATGAAAAATCCACAATTGCATTTGAGCTTCTTGTAGAGCAATTGAAAAACGAAGAAGAAACCTTAAACGAAGAAACGTTATCGCAACTGTAAAAAGGATTACTGAAAGATGTAATTTTCGACGTGTCGAAGCTCGTCAAATCAAGACTCGTCAGCGAACTACATGCCCTAAACATATAAGTAATACTCGTTACATTACTTGTGTCCCATCCACTCAAATTTATGCTCGTCAGTTTCGAACAGCCATAAAACATTGAATCCATCGTTGTGCATGCGCTCGTGTTCCAGTTACTCAAATCCAGGCTTGTAAGCGATGAGCAATCTCTAAACATATTTGACATATTCGTTATTCCAATAGTATTCCAACTGCTTACGTCTATACTTGTGAGCGATCTGCATGCGCAGAACATATAAGTTGCATTGCAGCTTGTAGCAAAATTAAACCCACTAACGTTCAAATTTTTCAGCGAAGAGCAGTTTTGCAGAAGATTGTTAATATTTTTTATTTTGCTAACATCCCAGCTACTAAGGTCAAGGCTTGTAAGAGATGAGCAACCTTCAAACATGCTTTGTACTGCAGTGTATTTTCCGAGATTAAAACCGCTGACGTTTACGCTGGTAAGCTTAGAACATCCGTTAAACATGTTTTGAAAAGTTGTAACGTTTCCAGTGTCAAATCCACTTACATCTATACTTGTTAGAGAAGAACAACCATAGAAAACAGAATCCATATTATACACATTGCTTGTATTCCATCCGCTTGTATCGATGTTTGTGAGAGAGGAACAATTCTGAAACATGTTTTTAATTGATGTACATGCTCCAGATACAATTCCAGAAACACCAATGCTTGTCAAAGAAGAGCATCCAGAAAATGTGCCACTAAAATTAACACATTTACTAAAATTGAATCCGCTTAAATCAAGACTTTTCAACGAGGCACATCCAGAGAAAGCGCTATCTGCATTCGTTATTTGTCCTGTATTCCAACCGCTGAAATTGATATTTTCTAACGAACTGCAACTATTAAATGCATAGCCTAAATATGTAATTTTCGTTGCGTCCCAACTGCTTAAATCCAAATTTTTCAAACTTGAACATTCTCTAAACATTGAATTTAATGATGTAAAATTTCTCGTATTCCAACCACTTACATTTAGACTTGTTAAAGATGAGCAATTTTGAAACGCATTACCTGTGTTGGTTACATTCTCCGTATTAAGATTAGCAAGATTTGCACTAATAAGAGAACTGCACCCAGTAAACATCGAGTATAAACTGTTTGTTTTAAGTCCGCTTAAGTCTATATATTTCAAACTTAAACATTGAGCAAAAGCTGATTGTACTATTTCTGCATTCTTAAAATATTTAGCCTCCTTGAACGATATTATTTCAGAATAAGAGAATGTGGGAAATTCCTGCGCAGCCTCTGCCTGCTCCTGTGTTATACCTCCATCCATTCCTATTCCTGCTTCAAGCAGCATGCTTAGTACCAACTCGTCTTCAAACTCAAGCAGATATGAGTCCGCTGTGATAGTAAGGTTTGCAAATCTTTCCATCAGCGCATCTACCTGCTTTCTGTATGCCACAACGCTTGTGACAGTTCCGGAGATGTCGCTGTCGCTTGTGTATATACCGATAGCGTTGTAAAGATTTTCTATTTCCTTATTCGATAGCTCTACAGAACCATGTCCTTTGATATTTACCTTTATCTTTCTCATAATACGTTATTCTAAAGTATATGTGAACCCATTGTTTCCGGTCTTGTCCTGATAGAACTCTTTCGTTACAAGGTCTATCATTCCATACACGTTGTTTCTCTTGAATGGAATGAATTTATGAAGCACCTCTCCGCTTGAGTTTTTGACAACGAATTTCGATATTGCCACCTCGCTTCGTCCCCAAGAGGCCGTCCATCCGTTTACATAGAACAGATACAGATTCGTTGTCGTTGCTGCTTCATTGCTTGACGATGCTGATATTTCTGTTCCGTTTACCGTGAGTTTCTTTGTCGATGGCTTGAATACGATTGAAAGTTTCTCGTTCTTTGTGATAGAACCACCTAAACCTCCGACCTCGTTTCCTTGCGCTACCCACCATCCTTGTTTTCCTCCGGAATTTCCTGCAAGTCCGAGCTTGGTTCCGCTGATAGTACCGAATATCAAATGATTTTCAGATCCTCTTATAAGCATGACGTCTGCCTCATAGTAGTTTCCTGCTGTATGCTTAATTCCAAGGTCGATGTATGCAGACGATGTTGTTCCGTTGTCGTGCAGCCAAGGCGTATTATCGCTTTCAACTAAAGAATATATAAAGTCCGGGAACTCATCAACGAGTTCTTTGTATTCGATATCGTATGAAAGGCAGAATACGATATTCTTAAACGCTACATTTTCTTTGTTTGTTACATCCACAGCCTTGATTTTCACATTTGCAAAATTGTTACATGTAACTACGTTGCCAGAGATGGTAGGTTCTGTTCCCTCATAATCTATTACGTCCATAAAATAAAGAGCTTTCACCGCGCTTCCGTTTACTTTCATTGACAGGCCCAAAGAACCTCCGCTTGCAATCACATCTGCGTAGTTTTCGTTTGTATATACGATTTCGCAGCCATCCGCACTCTCTGTGACGCTCCTTTCTTCCAGTAGCTGGCCAATGAGTTTAGCCGCTGTTTTTATGGATCCGTATTTGGTACACTTGCTGGTCTTGTCGTTGAGCGAAAGTTCTCCGCAGTTCTCCATAATCTGAACTGTCAAATCTGCAAGCGGGCAGACACCACCCTTTATGTGTGATGGTGCGCCCAGCTTGATTGTTGTCAAATTGTTATTTGCCATATCGAAATGAGTTTATATGTCTCCAAATGTGCAGCCAGCCGCTGTCTGCTCCAGGTTCAGAACTGTAATATTCGTCATCTTCGTAACATCTGCATCATCATTCAGCGTTGTTACTCCGTGTACATCAAGCGATGTTACGTTCTTCAAATAACTGAGTACGTTTAGGTTTATAGACTTAAACGTAACGAGTCCGCAGCTCTGCGATGCAACTATGCTGCCTGTGACGCTTCTGAGTTCTGCCGAAGAAAACCTGTTTGCGGTCTTTGGCGTGATGATTGCTGCAATAATAGCATACAGCGCTTCGTTGCCACCGATAAGATTGTTGTTAAACAAGACGTCAATCTCGCTGAATAGGTTGATTGTGAGAGCTGGTGACGAGATTCCCGTCTCGCTTGGGTCTTTGGCTGCATTCTTGAAGCTCGCCCAATATACAATCGTTTCGTATGTCTCGCCTTCTACACTCTTTACGTTCAGTGTATATACCTCTTCTGTCTTGCTTGCTTCAACGCTCTTGCTTGAGTCGTTTCCGCTAAAGTTCCACGCATAGTTCTTGAGGCTTCCGGTTGTATTCAAAGGAGAGAACTTTCTGAAGAATCTGTACATTCCGGAAGAGGTTATATCTACCGATCCATCGCTTATAGGCTGCTCATCCCCATCCGCATCAAGCACCTTCCAGATGGATGCGCTGGTTGGATATGAAAGTGGCTTGATGCGTATCTTCAGCCTTCCGCTTGCCAGCGAGTCTGTATTGTATGCGTAGATGGTCAGCTCGTGCGCATCGTAACCCTCCTCCGTAGATGTAATGATACCGGTGTATTGCGATATACTTACTCCAAAAGTAGAGGACTCTGTAAAGTTATACCTTATGCTTCCAGATGTTTCTTCTCTCAGATTGCCGAATCCTGTTGCAATTACCTGCACTCGCTTTGTTTCGTAGAACGATATTACTCCATCGCTTTCTGTGGCTAATACAGTATCGTCAAGAGCCTGCAATCCAAGTATGAGATTTTGGCTCACACAGTCTATAATGAGGTCGCTTCCGGTCGTAAATACGCTATCGCCAAACTTGTTCAGTAAGAACGTCATCTGAGCCGAGGTAAACTCAGTGGCGCACTTAATATACGAGTGTCCGCTGAGTACGCATTGACCGAGATTCGCCAACTGTTCCAATCTGTGATACGCAACTCCCGTCCAATCAACACCCGTCAGTCGAAGCGAGAAATCTGTCCACTTGTTCGTCATTCCGTAGGTGGTTTCAAGCGCATCAAGCCACGCAAACACGAATGTCTTTACGCTTCCGAATTTGCTCTCTTCATTCATATAGTCGAGCTTGATTGTGCGAAGCGTGTTGGTTGGTGTGTAGTCCAGCGTTGTCCAGTTCACGCGGCTGAGTTCCATTGATCGCATTCCTGCCGGAAGCTGCAAGGTGGTAAAACTTACACCATCCGCACAAGTGAACGATGAAAGACCGGTTTCTTTGAGATAGAGATACTTCAGCGATGTAAGACTCTTCAGGAATGGCATTGATACCACCTTGGTAAGTCCTTTCATGTCCAGCGTCTCAAGTCGTGTCATTACGTCAATTCCAGTGATTGTAGGTATGTCTGCAGTATTTTTTATTCCGTTTGCCAAATCCGTATCAGAAATGCCTATACGCAGCACTTTCATATTGCTTCCAAGCTCTGCATCATAGATTCTGTCGAACTCAAGATACTGCGCAAAATAGGGTGCAAATTCGTGCAAATCCAACGTGTCGATATTGTTGGCTCCATTGATATATAACGGGTCGCCGATTGCAAGCAAAGAGGTAGAACTGTCAGAGCTGAAATTTACGTTGAGATATATCTGCTGGTTTCGCTGACAAGTCTTGGTAAACTCTCCATTGTCCTGCTCTACGGCCACCTTGTTTCGCACGAGTCCGAATGAGGTGTCCTTTGATGCGATGATGTATATCTTCTTCGAGGTGGGTGCTGCTGGACAGAGAATATGTATATACTTGTTTGCAAACTCTCCTGTTCCCCACTTGGCGTCTATGGTGTCGAAGCGGTTTCTGAACCACCATTTCTGATGTCCCTCATCATCTCCATGAAGGAATCCAAGATAGTCTGCGCGTTCTGTTTCGTCAGACCTAAGCAACGGAGCGATGTACTTATAGTACATATTTTCGTTATAGATAGACTGACACCACAACGAGCGTGCAAGGTCGTTATAGTAGTGTATGACATTCTCATAGGTAAGTCCGCTTGCGTAGAACTCAGTATCTATCTGTACCACCATCTGCCTGAATTTCTCGCTCTGCTCAAGTGCATTCCAAAGCAGCGAGTCGTGTCCGCTATAATAGTATGCGCCCTGTGTGCTTGGGTCTAAGTCCTCACGCATGAACCGGTAGTTATAGAAGAACGAGCCATCGTTTCGTGTATCTGCCGTTGAGTCGTTATCGTAGCGGATTGGGAACCATATAAGGTTGTCGTAGCCACTGTTTCCGATAGGTATAGAAGAACGCTCTCCGTAGGTAGTCCACATCATATTCTTCTTGACTTGATCCACGGCTCCCCAGCGTATGAGGTAAACGTAGTAGGCTGCGCAGAAGAACAGATTGAGATGGTACTCCATTTCGTTCTCAAACTTGGTGATGTTGAATGTCTTCAATCCGTTCACCGTGGTATAGCAACTGAGCATCCAGTCAATGAATGCCTTGAGTGGTGCTCCTTGTTTCCTTCCTTCTTCAAGTCGAAGGTTCTCGTTCAAGTAATCGTCATCGTCAATCTCCGGGTATCGGCTCTCAAATCCTGCTTCCCATCCGCAATGCTTCATGTTGGCTCCTTCCACAGAGATTGGTGTAAGCCATCCATCAACTGTGTTAAAGTTTGAAAACTCGTTTACGTTGTCCAGAATCTCGTAGCAATGCACGTCTTCGTTGTCAAAGAGCCTGCGTATCTTTCCGTCAGAAACAAGCGCGTCCTTCTCGCTGTCCTTCATCCACATTGCCATAGGGTCTGCTGTAATCTTTGCTATGGTTTCATCGTCTGCCTTGTTGGTAGGAACATAAATGGAATGGAAGCCATAAACATATTCATTTCCCTTGTCGTTCAGCATGGTGTACTGACCGAGGAATGTGTACTGATTATCTCCGGGCAGCTTATGGAACATTACAATAGCCTGCGCATTTGGTGTGGTTCTGAGAGCGAAAGGAAACTTTACCCCTGTAACGCTTTCATATTTCTGTGCTGCAAGCTGCGGAGGTGTCTTGAGCGCATCGTCTCCAGCGGTATTCTTAATATTCAGCTTTGGTTCAATATCACCGAATATGCGAGCTACAGAAGCGTTCCTTGTACAAGAAGAATCCATAAAGTCTGCCTTCAGCGTCCATGTGTTCACCGGTACGTCTCCTGTTGTAAAGGCGTATAGTCCTTTGTTTATCTTGTTGCCCTCAAAGTCATACATGACTGCATCATCCTTCTTTGAGTACAGCTTGAAATTCTTACGCGGATAACCAAGCGAAGATGTACCTTGCAGCTTCATTCTCGCTCCGTTGATTGTAAAGTTCTTGGTGGTGTCGCTTGGGTTGAAGAACTGTACGTTTACGTTGATTTTGGTGTTCTTGTCCTTTACCTTTTCAAGCGTTGTGATGTTGTTGAAGGTCTCATCCAATCCGTCAATTAGCATGACCGGTATGACACCCTGCATCTTCTCTACTGAAACAATATCTCCTTCATAGATGTCGTTTCTGATAATCTGCCTTGCGATGTCTCCTCCGTCAATCCACGCATTGTAAAGCTCCTGCCGTATGGTGAGCGCCGTGTGGTAGCTTCGTATGTTATATACCTTGATTGCAGCCTTTCCAGTAGCGTCTCCAATGGTAATATTTGAGCTGTTGGTGTACGAGCCACCTACTCCGTAGTCAATAGCTCTCTCATAGACTCCATTTTTGTATATCATTGCTATGTGAGGGAACTGCGCTGACTCTACGCGGTTTACTACAAAGGCGAGCTTGATGCGCTCTCCCTTCTTGAACTGCGTGTGCATAATCAGTCCGTCTGCGCTCTGGAAATTACATCCTTCTGCCGTAATCTTTATGCCACAAGGATTTCCATCTGCATTGTTTCCCCATACAGAACATACTACTGCATTCTCGTCATCTACGTCATAGGTCTCAAACT